CTTCATTGATCACGAATGTTCCCCCTATCTCATTTCCGTTTGGCTGTAAGAAATAAATTTTGCTGATTCCTGGGTTGTATCCACCATAAACATTGAGAATCTTTTCCCAGTCTATTCTTTCTCCCTGTTTAATTGGAGGTAAGAGTCCCATAGAAGAAACCACTTCGCCTGGACTTATAACAGACAAATCATAATCTCTATCTTGTCCGTTGCTGCTTTTGAGTAGTAGAACTCCGAACTGTCCCGGAGTGGTATTAACCCGCGCATCACCATTTTCTTGATTGTATATCAATTCTTCGAGATCTTTAACATCGCCCGAATCTGTGAAAACATTCATCACGAGATTGCGTATAACTCCCATTTTCTTGACTTTGGCCGGAGGTGTGATATAGATAGGAATAGTAAATTCCATGGTAGCAATATCTATGTTGGTGTCAGCGCCTTGAGGAATGGTTCTCGAACTGAAGTTTATATTTTTTAAATCTACTACGCTGATACTGGTCCAATCGATGTAATTATCTGTCGTTTGTATTTCTAGGCTAGGATTAAACAGCATTAATATTTGTTCTAGAATCTGGAGTTTTTGATCCGTGTTAGAACTCCATAATTCTGCCTTCATCGATAGTTTAAAAGGAGTAGGCATCAATCTTTCAACGGTATATCCCCCTCCTTGATAATTTTCATATATAGGTGTGCCTCTCAGCCTAACATCTGGATGATCATCTGGATAAAAATCTTCAAATGCTCTTTCTCGAATCTGCATTTTGCTGACAAAACTAGCATCGGCTAATCTAGCGGTATCTAACTCTAGTCCGGAAATATAACAAGCGATTTTAGGCACAGTCATCATTTTATTTTCGGAGTTTTCCATGATGATAGAAGCCACCTGTCTCGTGAGATCACCGTAAGATACTGGTATGTGTCTTAGAGTATCATCCCCGGTCTTGTATTTGAAGCCGATAAAGATACGCATAAATTGTGTGACATATCTTCTTATCTGGCCGTCGTAGAACCAATCCATTATTCATCCGCCTTTGGTCTTAGAGCTTTGGTAAGACTCTGTTTTTCTTTTACGGTTTTACCGTTGACAGTACTCTGTTTGATATTGTTTACAAAAGTAGTTTTTTGAGTCAATCGCACTTCTTTGCCTAAGAACACATCATCTGGAGAACCTCCAGCAACGACATCTTCATAGCCTAGATTATTTAATGTCATTCGAGTAACGTCTTCAACTTTAATCCATCTCGTTCCGCTAAACCTAAACAGTCGTTTGGGGCTGTAATCTGTCCGTAGATGGAACTGTCCGACACCCGGCTGTAAAGGAAATGCTATTCCTGCGGTGAATGGTGCACCATTGGGCGGAACGCCGTCTCCATCACCAGTCATTGGACCGTTATATTCCGGACTTTGGAATATCGTAGAAGAAGTAGCACCTACATATATAGGATTGCCTTGATCGTCAAACAATAGATTTCCACTGGCATCTGTGGCCTGTGTCTGCATCGAAGCCAGCAGTTGGACATTGTCTGCGGTCACGATTTCGACTTTTCCAGTTTCATCTTTTTGCAACATATAATGCTGCGTGGTATCAAATCCGCTTCTCGGAGAATCTAATTCGGCCTGCTCAAGAACTGCTTGGGTGATCTGCATTTCTTTTTCATAGGTGCTCATCAGATCTCGCAGGGTCATATCCGAACCTTCTCCTGCGAGTCCATCTAATATATCTTTGTACTCTTGACTATCGACCAACGGTTTGCATTTAGCACGATACAGGTGCGGGTACCAAGTTACAGAAAATCCTTCTGCAGCACGAGTAACTTCTTCTATAACATAAAATCTTTTAAGAGCAAATGACAGATCGTTAAGAGCATATTCATCTTTGAGATGAGGTAATTCTATGACATCACCGCTGATTAATTTTCTTCCTAATTTTTCTACAGTATCTCGTATATGAAACGTGATGAAGATCGTGTCGTTCTGTAAAAATAGACCGAACTGACTTAAATTAAAATCAGTGTCTTGTATATTGTAAACGCCTCTTAATACATATACATCTGGATCGTATTTTCGATCTCTATTTTCTAAAAATAGTAGATCCTGTATTTGACTGGGATCAGTCGAATTATATGTAGGAGTGGTGGGCGAATTTCCTTGAACAGATGAGCCTGGACCGAGATATTTGTGTATTAAAACGTCTGTTCCGCCCACCTGAAACATTTCCCAAGCGGTTTTATCTATAAATTTAAAATCATTGCCCTTTTCTGGGCGGTAGAGGCTGAGTCTTGGCATAGTCATATATTTACCGCTACGATAAATACTGTTATGAGCAACATTGACCAAGCCCGACAAAGTGTCTATAACTATTGTAAAACCATGCTAGGTGATGGTATGATAGATGTAGAACTCGATCCTGCACATTACGAAACAGCATTAGATCGCAGTTTAGGTGTTTTTCGTCAGCGATCTGATAACGCTGTAGAAGAATCTTACGCATTTTTGACTTTGCAAAAAGATCAAAATGATTACATTTTACCTAGAGAAATACAGCAAGTGAGACAGATATACAGACGGAGTATAGGATCTCGCTCTGGCGGAGGAGGCGGAGGCACAGTTTTTGAACCGTTTAATCTAGCTTATACTAATACCTATCTCCTGAGTTCAACTAACATGGGCGGACTAGCCACTTACGAATTATTCTCGGGATATCAAGAACTTGTGGGTAAAATGTTCGGATCGTTTATAAATTTTTCATTCAATCCACAGACAAGAAAACTAACTATATTTCAGAGGCCTAGAGGAGAAGAAGAGGTAATGCTATGGGTCTACAACAAACGCCCAGATTTCGCTATTATAGAAGATACCTATGCCAATCAATGGATCAAAGACTACAGTCTGGCCAATTGTAAAATAATGCTAGGGCAAGCCCGTGAAAAATTCGCATCGATAGCAGGTCCGACAGGCGGCACAGCACTCAACGGAGCTGCTATGAAATCCGAAGGTCAGGCCGATATCGAAAGACTGACTAAAGAATTAGAAACTGCAGTACCTGGAGGCCACGGATATACCTGGATCATAGGATGAGAGCCTCGGAATTTATTTTTGAAAGCGATGAAAAAATGTACACCGAAACTGCTAAAATGGTTTGGGGTGTAGGCAAACATGACGCTCGCGGCGGCCAAACTAAACTAAAATTCCGTTGTAGCACAGGTCCTAGAGCAGGTAGACAAGTCAGCCATCCATCAAAATGCCATCAACCAGTAGACATGGCCAAATCTCAAAAAATGAAAACTACGAGAGCTAGAACAAAAGTACAGGCTGCTCGTAGAACCCAGAGAACTAAAACCATCAACACAGCCAGTGTATTGGCCAATCGATTGAATACAGGTAAACCAAAACAACCGAAACCTTATAGATAACGGTTTGAAATAAATTAAAAATAAAAATTGATGGCTGTCTTATCATCTATTACTCGAGACGTTAAAGCCATGTATTTTTACTGGCTATTAACTGACTATTGTAATTTTAAATGTAGTTACTGTCCTCCTAATTTACATCAAGGATTAAAATCTAAAAGTCCGGAATTCCCAGGCGATGATGAAATAATAAATTTTATAGGCAGTTTAGAAAAATTTACGGATTCTTATCTAATTATAATAACGTTATCCGGAGGAAAACCTACAGTTCATCCGAGCATAGAATTAATAATCAATCAGATTAAAAAAATCAACGGGTTTGTAGAATTAGTAACAAATGGCAGCAGACCTATCAGTTGGTGGAATAAATTAACGTCACTGCCGGATTCGATAACAATTTCTCTCCATCCGGAATTTACAGATTTAGAAAAAATCAATAATTTAGGTTTATTTTTAAAATCAAGAACTCTTTTAAGTTTTAATCTAATGGCTGATCCAGAAAACTGGGATTGGATAGATCGAGTCTATAATAATCTAGATTCTGATCTTCATCAGTTTATAAATGTAAAAATATTAACGGTATATGACGGTCAAGATAAAACTATAGATGGGAAATTATATTCTTATACACAAGATCAAATAGATAAAATGCAAGGGCTTGTGTCGAAAATATCAGAAAATGATCGAAGAGGAAACAGTTGGTTGAACTATCAAGACGGAACCAAACAACGACTTAATCCATTGTCTCTAACGAGAGAAAATAAACATCAATTTTTGGGATGGTATTGTCGTGCCGGACAAGAGGGATTTAAAATAGATGCGATGGGAAATATATACGCTGGTCTTTGTTCAGTTAAAAAAATTTCGACTCTGAGAGATTTCGTTCCAAACCAAAATCCAATTATATGTCCAAAACAATATTGCAAGTGTCCTGCAGATATTAAATTAGAAAAATGGAAACCGATATCGACTATGATCCTTTCTACAAATAAGTTGACACAGTATTAAGACGACATTATAATCGTCTTATGAGGAGACAATTATGATCATAGGTATTTGCGGATTTATCGGCAGCGGCAAGGACACAGTCGCTGACTATCTAGTTAACTTTCACGAATTCAGGCGAGAGTCATTTGCCAACACTCTCAAAGATGCTGTAAGCGCGGTATTTGGATGGGACCGAACGCTGTTAGAAGGGCGTACCAAGGAAGCCCGAGAGTGGCGCGAGCAAGTAGATCCGTGGTGGGCAGAACGTCTAGATATGCCTACGCTAACTCCCCGTTGGATATTACAGTACTGGGGTACCGAAGTGTGCCGCAAAGCCTTCCACGATGATATCTGGATCGCCAGCCTAGAAAACAAACTGCGTAATAGTCGAGATCATGTGGTAATTAGTGATTGTCGTTTTCCTAATGAAATTTCGTCTATTAAAAGCGCTGGCGGAAAAATCATATGGGTGAAGAGAGGAAATTTGCCTGAATGGTATGATATCGCATTGAAGGCCAATAGCGGATTTAATTGGGCCGTACAAGATCTCAAAGGTCGAAAAATTCATGCCAGCGAAACTGCCTGGGTAGGAACCGAATTCGATCACGAAATCGACAATAATGGAACTATTGACGACCTGTATAAACAAGTACGATCATTGATCATACATCAGGAAGAAGATCTCCTTGCCTCCAGCGAATCCCTTCTTGATGGAGAATTCGTTGACAGTTCGCGCATATTGTCTTCAGGTTGCTAGGGCGGCAGTTATCTAGATTTCCGTCGACATGGAACACGTTAAACTGTTCTATGAATCGACTTTTAAAACCGCATTTCTCGCATTGATCTTTTTGCCTATATCCTGACTGATACCAACGAGGACGTTTAGGATTCGCTCCTCTGGCACAGGTATCGCATTGGCTGCGATAAAAAGTTTTCTTAGCCTTGTGATAGTTTACAGCACAGGGTTTAGATCCACAGGTTTTACATAGAGGACGCATACAATATTTATTAACCGCCCTTTTCTTGCCCTTTTCTTCGTTGCATAACAGCCCATTTTTGTAATAACCCGCTAAATAATATGAGCAACTATTACCAGGAGATTAGGGAATGGCACTAACATCACCAGGCGTACAAGTTACAGTAATTGACGAGAGTTTTTATACACCAGCAGAACCTGGTACTACTCCTCTTATTGTAATCGCTACCGCACAGGATAAATCTAACGCAGCAGGCACGGGTACTGCTATAGGCACTACCGCAGCGAATGCACTGAAAGCATTTAAGATCACTAGTCAGAGAGAACTAGTAGACACTTTTGGCATTCCATTCTTTGAACAGACTCCTTCTGCCAGTCCGGTACACGGCGGCGAAAGAAATGAATATGGACTATTAACAGCATACAGTTACCTCGGAGTAAGTAATGCAGCGTTTATTGTTCGAGCAGATGTAAATCTCGCAGAATTGGAAGCACAAACTACTGCCCCGGGAGCAGAACCGACAAACGGTAAATGGTGGTTAGATACACTTTCAACATCATGGGGTATCCAAGAATGGAACGGAGCACCGTCAACAGTTGTCGGCGGTCAGAAATTTTCTAACAAAGTGCCGTTAGTGCTCACTGACGAAGATGTTAGCAAATTAGACGGAGATCCATATGGACCATTAGCATCAGTAGGTTCGATAGGCGATTATGCGATCGTGGCACAGACTATTGGTGTAGACACAAACGTTGATGCGACTAAAGAATATATCAAATTATGGTACAAAAGCGCAGGAAACGGTGGGGCTGGAGATCAAGGTGTAGTATCGGGCACTTGGGTCCTGGTCGGTTCTCCAGAATGGAAAGCCAGCCATCCTGCAGTGCAGGGAACCACAGCAGTTGCGAACCCAGTAGCGCACGGTGAATTAGTTCTAAATGGTACTGCAATTACTGCTGGATCGAGATCGGCGGCTACATTAGCCACAGTAATAAACGGTCTAGTACCTGTGGGAATTACTGCACAGGCAGTTAATAATAGACTTTATATCTATTCTGACGGTACAACACGCTCAGATGGTAGCACCACTACAGCAGATGGTGCATTAACATTAGAAGGAGATTGGTCGCCCTTCGGTATTACCGCAGGCACATACTATTCTCCTAAACTGCAGCAGACACCTCACACCCAAGTTCCTGCATACAAGTCAACTGACGCGGCAGCAAGACCAACAGGATCTGTATGGATTAAAACTACTACCCCAAATAGCGGATCTAGATGGCTGATCAAGCGTTGGAACAGTCCTGCACAGTTATGGGTTTCATATTCAGCACCTTTGTATGCCTCAACACATGCCGCACTTTATGGTCTAGATCGCAGTGGTGGTGGCGTAGGTATCGATCAAGAAGAACTGTTCGTTCAGACCAATGCCAGCGAAAACAGCGGCAATGACAGTTCTCCAGAAACTGTTGAATATAGAATTTGGAGACGCGGTGGACAGGGTTCCACAACTGTTGAAACTTCAGCAATTACCAATGCGACATTTGGCACAGTTACTGGTAACGATTTTGTCTTGAAACAAAGTCATCCAGGTTACGAAGAATTAATCAGTACTACAGTAACTTTTAATTCTGCCAGCGATGCAGAAAGCGATGCACAGGCTTTCGCCGCAGCAATCAACGCGGCAAACTTTGGATTTGATAACACTGATCCGTCTAATCCTATCGCTTACACTAATTACGTGACCGCAGAAGTAACTTCTACGAACACTGTAAGAATAAGCCATACCGCAGGCGGGGATATGAGATTCGTCCTAGGCGGAACCGGTACAGTGATCGAATCAGTATTCACGCCGTATGATATTGAAGATCAAGATGGTACAGTAAATCTATACGAAGCCGACAACGGTACCGAATATATTGCTACTCTTTGGAAGCCTCTAGCCACTGAAAATTTTGCTGCACAGGGCGATCAACCACTGGCAGAACCTGCCGATGGACAATTATGGTATACTCCTAACTTCTCCGAAGTTGATATCATGGTACATAACGGTACTACCTGGGTAGGCTACAAAAATACATATTCCTTGTACACCGGTACAGATCCAGAAGGTCCTATCGTCAGCGCTTCTGAGCCCACTGCACAAAGTGACGGCACAGCACTGGTAGATAATGATCTATGGATCAGTACTGCTGATCTCGAAAACTTTCCAACTATCTACAGATATACTAATGCAGGTACAACCAGTGCTGCATGGTCGTTGATAGATAAAACAGATCAAACCACTGAAGATGGCATTTTATTTGCAGATGCTAGATGGAATACCGACGGCGGCACAGGAGAAGCCACTATCATAGAATTGCTAACCAGCAATTTCTTAGATCCGGATGCTCCAGATCCTGCATTGTATCCAAAAGGAATGTTGTTGTGGAATCTGCGCAGAAGCGGTGGTAATGTTAAGCGTTATCAAAATAACTATATCAATACTGCAGAGAACAATCCGAGATTCCAAGCATCTAGAGCAGCATTAGGTCTTGATCCTATTCTAGGCGACGCAATGACCAATTATTGGACAGATCGTTGGACCACAGCATCTCCTAACAACGAAGATGGTTCGGGATCATTTGGTCGCAAGGCCCAACGTGCTCTGGTACAACAGAAACTAAAGAGTTGTATCGATACCAGCTCAGAGATCCGCGACGAAGAGCGCAGAAACTTTAACTTAATCGCTTGCCCAGGATATCCGGAAACTCTTAGCAACTTGATCAATCTGAACTTAGATCGTGGATTAACTGCATTCGTTCTTGGCGATACACCGCTGCGTCTACCCGCAGATGCTACCAGTTTAACAGCATGGGGTACCAATGCCAACGGCGCTTTAGACAACGGTGATACCGGTATCGTAAGTTATGACGAATATTGTGCTGTATACTATCCAAACGGATTTACAACAGATCTAAGCGGAGCAAATGCTGTGGTTCCTGCGACTCATATGATGCTAAGAACTATCGCTCTAAGCGATCAAGTTTCATATCCGTGGTTTGCACCAGCAGGAACAAGACGTGGTGGAATTACCAACGCAACAGCAGTAGGTTATATCGATAGCCTAACTGGTGAGTTCCAGAGCGTGGCATTAAACGAAGGTCAGCGTGATACGCTTTATGAACTAAAAGTCAATCCAATTCCTTTCTTTGTAGGCGTCGGTTTAGTTGCATACGGTCAAAAAACTCGTGCTAGAAATGCCAGCGCATTGGACAGAATCAATGTAGCAAGATTGGTGGTGTATCTACGTAGCCAACTGCAAAAACTGGCTCGACCATATATATTTGAACCCAATGATAAGATTACCAGAGACGAAATCAAAGGTGCTGTAGAAAGTCTGTTGCTAGAATTAGTTGGATTAAGAGCACTCTACGACTTTGCTGTGGTCTGTGATGAATCTAATAACACACCATCTAGGATTGATCGTAATGAACTATATGTTGATATCGCGATTGAACCGGTGAAGGCAGTTGAATTCATCTACATACCATTGCGTGTTAAGAACACAGGAGAGATTTAAAAATGGCACTAACATCCTTAAATAGAATTTCAGTCCCAACCAGTAACGGTAACAGCGGTACCGCGCTGCTGATGCCAAAACTACAATATCGCTTTAGAGTGATATTGCTAGGGTTTGGAGTTGAAGCCAGTACAGAGTTGACTAAACAGGTCAGCGATGTAAAACGTCCAACGGTAACTTTTGAAGAAATGGAGATTCCAATTTATAACTCCAGAGTCAAGTTGGCAGGTAAACCAAATTGGGATGACGTGACTATCAATCTGCGTGATGATGCCAATGGTCAGGTGCAGAAACTAGTCGGACAACAGATCCAGAAACAATTTGATTTTATGGAACAGGCTTCTGCAAGATCAGGTATTGACTATAAATTCCAAACTAACATCGAAATGATGGACGGTGGCAATGGCGCACTTGAACCAAATATCTTAGAAAAATGGGAACTATATGGATGCTTCTTGTCTAGCGTGGATTACGGTGAAGCGAATTACGCTAATAACGAACCCATGACGGTGGCTCTTACACTGAAATATGATAATGCTGTGCAATTCGCAGGCGCCAATGGTGCTGGACCAGAGCGTGGTATAGGAGCAGTAGTAGGAAGAACTCTAGGCGAGACTGTGACTGGCCGCAGCGGTGCTGCTTAATAATTAAAGTGCTTTACAAAAAACCCAGATTTTTCTGGGTTTTTTTGTGGCATAAATATTTGTATGGCAAATAAATTCACGAGATTTCTCAAAGGAGTGGGCGATGGATTACTTACTCCCAAAGGCGGACTAGCCGACTGGAGACATGCATCTAGACTATTTTTAGACAATAGTTATAGATTAGCCCCTCGTACTAAATTCCTTTATTATGTGAGATTTGAAATAGATAAATCTATTTTATCATCACCGGCGTTCTCCAATAAACATGCCGATGAAATCGGATACTTGATCAAAACCACTGACCTTCCAAAATTTAAATTTGAGACTGTAACAAAGAATCAATATAACAGAAAAAAAATATTTTATAAGAATTTTACCTATGAAGGTATAAACATGACATTCCACGACGACAGTGCTGGTGTTATTAATGCGCTATGGGCATTGTACATGGGAGCATATGTTCAAGATAGACACAATCCCGAACGTGCATTTTTTAAAACAGCGCTTCGCGCAGAAGGATCAGTAGTCGACAGTTATCGATATGGTCTAGATCGTCAAGGTCGATCTACAGATTTCTTTAAATCGATCAGCATTTATACCATGAGCCGCCGAAGATTTCTCGGCTACACATTAATAAATCCTAAAATCACGTCATGGAGCCATGGCAGCATGGATTATTCTGCCAGCGAGTTCAATGAAACCACCATGGACATAGAATACGAGTCGGTTATATACAGCACCGGAAACGTTTCGAGAAACAATCCCAAAGGATTTGCCAATCTCTATTATGATAATGTTCCTAGCCCACTTTCAGTAGCGGGCGGTGGTGTCGCTAATGTTTTTGGAGATGGCGGAGTTTTAGACGGTCTTGAACAAATTTTCGGAGATGTGGCTGGTGGAGAAGCATTCGGGTCTGTAGGAGGATTTTTAGGTACTGCTATCAAAGCCATTAATACATATAATAATATTAAAGAAATTAAAGACAAGGGAACTTTTAAACAGGAAGCCATAAATATCCTAAGCAATCCTGCTACTATACGAGGAACTATTAATACTGTAGGCGGTATAGTAGGAGCAGCATTTCCTAAAAATACAGGAACTAATACAGGCACGACCGCGACACAAAAAAGATTAGTCAACCCGGCGGATGATCGATAATTTACTAGGAGATTAAAATGCCTTTGACCAATTTGCCTTTTAAAGCGGACAACGACAGTGCTGCCGCAACCAAAGCGTTTTTTAACACCTATGGTAATTTACAATTAGAATTTACCGCTAACGAAGTTTCTGCATCTATAGGATTTTTCCAATCTCGGGGATTCGACACTGATGCTAGTATCGTGACTGCTCAGGTATTGCTTAGACAAGCCAAGATCGACGGAATCCCCGTGTTTAGATTATTAGACACGCTGAAAACATTCAACGGCGTACAAATCAGTGCCATAGTCGCAGAAATATTAAACAATAATAGAAATGCGACCAGTGTGCTTGGTTATAAAATAACTTCCGTCGAAAAACAAAATCAAACTAGAAATATTTTTGCTTGATGGCTAAGTTTGCGCAAGGACGATTTGAGATGAAAAATCCCGACAAGTATGTAGGGAAAAAGACTCCGTTGGCTCGCAGTTCGTGGGAATTTGTTTTCATGAGGATGTTAGATGAGCACCCCGGCGTAGAAAATTGGGCTAGCGAAAGCATACAGATTCCTTACAGAGATCCTCTGAGCGGAAAATATACCATATATGTCCCTGATTTTTTTATAGTTTACAAAGACAAAGGCGGAAAAAAACACGCCGAAGTGGTGGAAGTCAAGCCCAGCAATCAAATGATTCTAGAGCGAGTAGGCAAAAGTCTTTACAATCAAGAACAGTATATTAAAAACATGGCCAAATGGGAAGCAGCCAGCAAGTGGTGCCGCCAACAGAACGTTAAATTTCGGATTATCAATGAAGATGATATTTTCCATCAAGGCGGAAAACGTAAATAAGTACACTATGACTAAAAAATTAGAAGAACTGTTAAATCTCGAAGAATCCTCGACAAAAAAAGAAACCGTGCCAAAATCTCTCGCGGAAAATCAAGAAGTAAAAAGCCTCGACGAAAGTTATCGAGCAGTCAGCGAAATTACCAAAGGACTGCCTCAGATAAAGGAATTAGATGAATTAGACGACAAAGAGTTAGACAATTTGGCCAGCAAAGCAGAGCAGGCCTACGACGATCTAATGGATTTAGGTATGAACGTAGAAGTTCGTTACAGCGGTAGGATTTTTGAAGTTGCGGGCACGATGTTAAAGAATGCTATAGATGCTAAAAGTGCAAAAATTGAGAAAAAGTTAAAAGCAGTAGATCTACAATTAAAGAAATATAAAATAGATAAAGATTCTACCGGAGATTCAAATGATGTGATTAATGGTCAAGGATACATCATTACTGATCGAAACGAGTTGTTGAAAAAACTAGGCAACAAGGAATAAATACACATATGAAAAGTTTTAAACAATATCTCACTGAGAGCCAAAAAGTTTACAGTTTCAAAGTCAAGATTGCCGGCGAATTACCTGAAAAATTTCAGGAGGGATTAAAAACAAGACTCGATCGCTGTAAAGTAATGACTATTGAAAAAATCACGACCACGCCTATACAAAAATTACCATTAGATTTTCCAAATATGGAAAACAAAGAAGTGCATATTTTTGAAGTGATCTGTGAATATCCTATAACTGCTCCAGAGATTTCTCAAGATATCAAACATATGGGCATCGACGAAGGTTGTTTCCGTGTTCGCGGCAGCAGCGAACCTTCAGAAGAAGATCAGGTTATGTTAAATAGTGATACCAAAAATGAAGCATTACTCAGTGAAACTGACTTAGACAAGAACACCGGAAAAGTTAAACATAAGGATTATTTTGGCGACGATTTTAATAAATCATTTTTAAAAGATCTAGAAAAATCAGCCAAGGCTCGTAAAAAAGATCAGGGACAGACCGAATACAAACTGCCCAAGGCCAAGATCGATAAAGCAGGTACAAAAAGCCCAATGGGGAGTTAAATATGAATTTTCATGAATTATTAGCCAAGATGCAGCAGTTAGATAAACCTGCATCTACAGTAGAACAAATAACAGACGAAATGGGCTGCGGATCTCCGATGCCGCCTCCCAACGATCCACCAGTGGCTCCTCCTAGCATGAGCATTAATTTAAATGCACAAGGAATGGAGAACATCGAAGATCTAATGAAATTGGTCACGAAAGTTAATCCAGACATGGATAAACCTTCTTTACCACCGTTGCCCGCACTGAGTCCAGAACCTAGCATCATGAGTATCAAACCCAGTTTGCCGCCATTAAAAATGCTTCCCGACTTCGATGCTGACAATGACAGCAAGATCGGCGGAGAGATGGATTCCGATTACAACAAAGATGGAAAATTAGATCCTCACGAAAAAGATCATGCTTCCGAGAAACCACTGCTAAAAAGTCTAGACAAAGACGACGACGGCGATCATGACATGGATGATCATGATATAGAAAAGAAAAAAGATAAAGAAGAAGCATTTGCTAACTCTATGGACGATTCAGACTCCGAGTATAAAGGAATAGATGCTATTATTCCAGATGGTAACGATCTGAACAGACCTAAGAAAACATTTCCTAAAGTAGCAGGCGGTGACAATCCTATGCAAAAGATGGAGGGCAGTGACCTTCGAGCACAAATTCGTGCTGAACTGTTACAGAGATTAAACGAAGCAAAGAAATCTTAAAAAATTCGCAACTTGCGATAATCAAATAGGCTCTACAGAGCCTATTTTTTTCAGTAAATAATTATATGGCAAAATCATTAGACGGAGTACTGATCAAAAAGGCACATGCTGTCCAGAAATACACTCTGGAAGAAGTCAAGCATCTCGAAGCCTGCATGGATCCTGTGACTGGACCTTTATATTTCTGTAAGAATTTTCTAAAGATACAACACCCTACTCGCGGAGCGATAAAATTCGATCCCTATGATTATCAAGAACGTTTGATCCAGGCCTATCATGAAAACAAACAGTGTATCGCTATGTTACCTCGCCAGATGGGTAAGACTACCTGCGCCACCGGTTATCTGTTATGGTATACTATGTTCGTGCCAGAAGCACAGGTTCTAATCGCTGCTCACAAATATGAAGGTGCGCAGGATATCATGAATCGCTATCGCTATGGCTACGAGAACTTGCCCGATTTCGTCCGTGCAGGGGTGTATTCATATAATAGGAATACCATCGAATACGATAACGGAAGCCGTATACAAGCAACTACAACCACAGAAAACACAGGTCGTGGTAAATCCCTATCTCTAATTTATTGTGACGAGTTTGCGTTCGTGCAGCCACCGGAAAAAGCCAAAGAGTTCTGGACAGCACTTTCTCCAACACTGTCAACAGGTGGTAAATGTATCATCACATCGACACCTAATTCAGACGAAGATCAGTTCGCATTAATTTGGACCGAAGCCAACAATCGGTTTGATGACTACGGTAATGAACAAAAACTAGGAACCAACGGCTTCTTTTCATATTTTGCCCATTGGAACGAACATCCAGATCGAGACGAAGAATGGGCTCGCGTTGAGCGTGCCAAGATCGGTGAAGAACGATTCCGTAGAGAATTCGATTGCGAATTTTTAATCTTTGACGAGACATTGATCAATTCTGTTAAATTAGCAGAACTCAAAGGTGATGATCCATATATGATCATGGGGCAGACTCGTTGGTATAAAGATATAGATCCTAGATGCACCTATCTAGTGGCACTAGATCCTAGTTTAGGTACAGGCGGCGATTATTCTGCGATACAGGTTTTTGAATTGCCTGCTATGGAACAGGTGGCGGAATGGCATCACAATCTTACCCCCGTGCAAAATCAAGCCAAACATCTCAAAGAAATTTGTAATTATATCTCTACTAGAGGCAAAGAGCGAGGCGGAAATCCGCAGATATATTATTCAGTTGAAAATAATACTGTGGGCGAAAGTGCTTTAATCTGTATTAATAACATAGGCGAAGAAAATTTTGCTGGCCTGTTCCTTAGCGAACCAATACGCAAAGGGCACTTTCGAAAATTTCGCAAAGGATTTAATACCACCCATAAATCGAAAATCGCAGCCTGCAGCCAATTTAAACACATGGTAGAAACTGGTAAGATGCGCATACACAGCAAACCTTTGGTCAGTGAATTAAAAAATTACGTTGCGCATGGCGTAGGATTTGGCGCCAAAACAGGAGAGAACGACGATCTCGTATCTAGCACATTATTGATATTGCGAATGGCTGCTATATTAGCCGATTGGGATCCAAAGATCTACGAAAAAATGACTGATAAGATCACCGAAGATCAAATGCCTATGCCTATTTTCGTCAGTACAGGTTTTTGATAAATACTCTTATGAATGCTACAAATAATATTGCCACAGATCTTTTTTACAAGGTGCGTAGCCGTTTTCGTGGATTAAAATTAGGTGACGAATCGGGTCAACTAACGATCAATCCCGAGGAAGCAAGATTCTTCGATTTTGATTATATGGAAGGCGAAACTCCTATAGGTCATGTTAGTATCAGCCTAGCAGAAGAAAATTCGATGAAAGTTTACTTCAGCACCGGAATCACGGAGGGCATGGACACCAAGCAAAAAGATCATTGGTACGAATTCCTAAAAGAATTACGCATTTTTGCCAAACGTAGACTGATGGCTTTTGATACTCGAGATATCGCTAAAGACAATTTAGATAAAAGAGATTATGAATTTTTAAGCCAGCATAACAAACCCAAAGAACAATCAAATACTATCGTACAGCCGGTCGGAGAACAAGTTATGAACGAAAGCACACTTTATGGTACTAAGACCATGAGTTATCAAAAATTAATGGATACTCGTCTTATTATCAAACATAGCCAAGCAGTGATGGATGATACACAGCCTGGAGCCAGAACGAGACATATATCTGCGCTGTTCGTAGAAAACCAAGACGGTGAAAGATTTAAATATCCATTCATCCATCTAGCAGGCGCCCGCGCTATGCAGAGACACGTGGCCAACGGCGGATTACCGTATGACGAACTAGGTAAAAGCATCATACAAATGAGCGAAGAAATCGCACAACTTAAAAGTTTTGGAAATTATGTCGTTCGTAACGATCTAATGAATTCAGAAACCAACGGTATCGTAGAACGTAGTACGCAGGCATTAAACAATCTAAGAGAAACTATACAAAAAATATCTAAGCAGAGCCACTACGAAGCGTATAAAGAAAATTTTCAATCTAGAGAACAAATAGAAGTTCCACAAGAAGTAGCAGAAGAATATATTGAAAAATTCACAGTTAAAAATTTCAAAGAAGACATCAAATCTGTATTTCCTGTTATATACCGGTTGATGCAGGAAGAAAATACCTTAGGCTATGACGACATAGTCGCGATGACACAAGAAAATATCGTTAACGATGAAGTAGATGTAATCGAACACGATGAAAATAATTATTTTGACAGGTTCGAAAACTGGGTCATGGCTCTAGGAGAAGAATCTGCTATAGTCAGCCAAGATCCGGAAGAACAAAGCCAGGCAGTTAAAGAGTTACAAGATCTAGTAGGGGAACATTTCCCTGCTGGAGTGGACGGTTCTAATGCCATCGAGAGTCTCAAGGGCATCATAGAAGATCCTCAGTTGTATAAAGAAATCAAAGACCAGGCAAAGACAGACCCAGACGGTTGTGTAAGACCTTTAATAAAAAATTGGCTAGAACAGAACGCACCAGAAGTAGTAGATCAATTGGACTTCGGCGATATGGTCGATGAGCCGGCAGCAGGCGAAGGAGGTGATCAAACTGCACCGGAAGAAGAACCACAGATGTCCGCCGACGATCCTACCCAACGAAGCAAAGACGATGACAAGGATGATACGCCATTTGATGCTGATCCAGATGATAAGCCGCCTTCTGCCAAAGCAGGAAAATATGGTATCGGACCATCGACCGCTAAACATTTGGCCAAGCAGGGAATGCGTCAGGCCATGGATGTTAAAGAATTAGCCGAGTACATCACTTCATTCTATGATCGCAACACAGGCACATTCCCTAAAGGACCAGAAAGCGTTTGCACAATGGTAGGCAAGAAGTTTGGCGAGCAGGCAGAACAAGTAGCCCGTAAGTTCGTAGAGCGTATGGCTCCGCATCAAGAACAGGGTGCAGAACAAATGCAAGAATTATCTAGGATGAAAGAATTAGCCGGTGTTCAAAACGAAGGGGATCGTATTAGAGACATGAGTCCGGAAGAAGATCCAGACGATGTAGGAGATTCTTTCTACGATGAAGATTATGTCTATGCTCTGGCAAGCAGGGTATTTAAGATGAATCCGAATCTCAGCGCAAAAGGCCGAGGAGACGAAGTGGTTGATGCAGCGTATGAATTTATGGTCAACGATCTGGGCAAGAAGAGAGCCAGCTACATTTTAAGGCACGATGAAGATTTTGTTGGAGATCTACTCGATACATATGCTCGAGTACAGCATCACAGTAAGCCAAAAGGTGAGGATATCCAAAGCGTTTCACCAGAATTGGAAGATATTCGTAGACTGTCGGGCATAGCACAAGGCATAGGTTATTAATCTGTAACAAGAAAGGCTCTCCGGAGCCTTTTCTTTTGGCTAAAAATTCTTAAAAAGATCTTGACCTTACTAAATAAAACACGCATAATATGTTTTATGCGTAAGGCATACATTTTAAGGCAAATTTACAAGGAGGCAATTTAAAATGGCAACTCTAGCAGAAATCCGTGCAAAACTTCAAGAAGCACAAAGCAAAACATCCGGCAACTCCACAGGCGGTGGAGACAACGCAATTTACCCCCACTGGAACATGCAAGAAGGCAAAGAAGCGGTAGTCCGTTTTCTTCCTGATGGCAATCAAAATAACACATTCTTCTGGGTGGAACGAGCGATGATCAAACTGCCGTTCGCAGGTGTCAAAGGTGAAACCGATAGCCGTGCAGTGCAAGTTCAAGTTCCCTGCGTGGAAATGTACAACGATGGTACGACATGTCCGATCCTTTCAGAAGTTCGTGGCTGGTTCAAAGATAAAAATCTTGAAGAGATGGGCCGTAAGTATTGGAAGAAGCGTTCCTACATCTTCCAAGGTTTCGTAGTCGAAGATCCTCTCAAAGAAGATACTACTCCGGATAATCCCATCCGTAGATTCATCATCGGACCTCAGATCTATCAGATCATCCGCTCTGCACTGATGGATCCAGAACTTGAAGAACTGCCAACCGATTTCCTCCGTGGAGTGGATTTCCGCATCGCTAAAACATCGAAAGGCGGATTCGCTGACTACTCTACTTCTAAGTGGAGCCGTCGTGAGAGATCATTGACTGATCAAGAGAAAGCAGCCATCGATCAATACGGCCTGTTTGATCTGTCTAGTTTCTTGCCCAAAAAGCCCACCGATGTCGAACTTAAAGTAATGAAAGAAATGTTCGAAGCAAGTGTTGACGGCGAAGCCTATGATATGGATCGTTGGGGACAGTATTTCAAACCCGCAGGCATGGGCCAGGCTACCGGTGATCCTAACAAGCCAGCAGCATCTCGTGCATCTGCTCCTGTAGATGAGGACAGTGATGACGAACCAGCCGCCGTTCGAAGTGCTCCTGCCCCTAAAGCAGAATCATCAGCGGCCACCGGCGAAAGTGCGAGCCGTGCGCAAGACATCCTTGCCAAGATCCGCGCTCGCCAGGGCCAGTAACGGCTAAAGTAACGAGTGTGGGGTAATCCCACACTCTTTTCATCACAGGAAAATAATAATGGCAAAAGCATTTGATATTTCTAAATTTAGAAAATCGATCACTAAATCTATCGATGGATTGAGTATTGGTTTTAATGATCCCACAGATTGGGTCAGCACAGGCAATTATGCCTTAAACTATTTGATCAGCGGAGATTTCCATAGAGGAGTTCCGCTAGGTAAAGTCACTGTATTCGCAGGAGAAAGTGGTGCAGGCAAATCATATATCTGCTCCGGTAATCTCATCAAAGCCGCACAGGCGCAGGGCATCTATCCGATCTTAGTTGATACAGAAAATGCATTAGACGAGGATTGGCTCAAGGCATTAGGAGTGGATACTTCAGAAGATAAACTCCTAAAACTCAACATGGCCATGATCGATGATGTGGCCAAGACCATCACAGAATTTGTAGCAGAATACAAAACCATGCCAGAAGACGGAAGACCTAAAGTTCTATTTGTTCTCGATAGCCTTGGTATGTTGTTGACTCCTACAGATGTCAATCAGTTTGAAGCAGGAGACCTTAAAGGTGATATGGGCCGTAAGCCAAAAGCACTTACGGCTCTGGTGCGCAACTGTGTTAATATGTTTGGTAGCCTTAATATTGGATTAGTGGCTACGAATCACACTTATGCATCACAGGACATGTTCGATCCTGACGATAAGATCTCAGGTGGACAAGGCTTCATTTACGCAAGTTCTATCGTGGTTGCAATGAAGAAGTTGAAGTTGAAAGAAGATGAGGATGGTAACAAGATTTCAGAAGTCAAAGGCATCCGTGCTGCCTGTAAGATCATGAAAACACGTTATGCCAAACCTTTTGAATCAGTGCAGGTCAAGATTCCCTATGAGACAGGTATGAATCCCTACAGCGGATTAGTAGATCTCGCAGAAGCCAAAGGCATGTTGGTAAAGGATGGTAACAGATTATCTTTCACCACCGGCGATGGTGAAATCCTTAAGTTTTATCGCAAAGAGTGGGAACGCAACGAAAATGGTTGTCTCGACGTCGTTATGAATGAGTTTTCGAAACATGGCGAAAAAATCGAATCCGGGATAATTAAAGATGTCACAACCAATTTGGAGAGCGTGGAATGAAAGAAGATTTAATTGCAGACATTTGGACATTGGTAGTAGAACATATCCCAGAAAAAGCCAGAGCAGATGTAGCCTCCGGTTTCGTTAACACATTATTAGACTATGGAATCAAAGAATCTACACTCCAGAGTCTTTTAGGTATTGACACTCATCTCGATGAAGCCATCGACTACGCCATCGACGATGAGGAAATCGAAGAAGAATACGACGATTATAACGAAGATGAGGAATAAATGAATTGGTATGAGCGAGTTTCGAAAGACATTTCTGAAATTCCAGATGCTGTAGCATACTATGAAAGCGAACTGCTAGAAGCAAAAAAAGATGCCCGCATAGCGGGAAACATCGAACGAGCATCGGCTGCTATGCCAGGCATCGTAGAAAACCGATTCAATCAACTCCAAGAAATTGAGGGCATTCTTGAATACCTCAATATCGAACTTCGTAGACTGCGTAGTCAGCATTTTCGTAAGTATCTCGAAAACTATCAACGTGCTTTATCTTCTAGAGACTGTGAAAAGTTCGTAGAAGGTGAAGCAGACGTTGTAGACTTTGAAAAAATCATCAATGACTTCGCCTTGCTTCGTAATAAATGGTTAGGTATTATCAAAGCACTTGATCAGAAACAATGGCACCTAAGTAACATCGTTAAATTAAGAGTCGCAGGATTAGAAGACGCAACACTATGAATATTTTAGTAACTGGTGGCCTGGGATTAATTGGACATAATGTTGTTAAAAAATTAGAACAACACGGTCATGAAGTAATCATCACAGACACAAAAACAAATTACAATATCATTCCTCAACAGGAAATAGATTATCTTATCTCAGAGCGTGTTAAATTTATTCAAACAGAAAAAATACATAGAATAGATATAAGTGACCGAGAAAATGCCGAATGGCTATTCAGGCAGTATCGACCAGATGCTGTTATACATCTAGCCAGTTTTCCTAGACAAAAAGTAGTCAATGCTAATCCTGCTCTCGGTGCAAAGGTAATGAGCGAAGGTTTGCTTAATCTGTTAGAAGCCTGTGTAAAATATAACTGTAATAGATTTTTATATACTAGCAGTAGTATGGTATATGGCGATTTCAATGATTATGTTACCGAAGATGCTGTTTGCCATCCACAAGGTCAATACGGTATTCTTAAATTAGCAGGTGAGTGGCTTATTAAAGATTATCAACGTCGCGGAATTAACTATACGATATTTCGCCCCAGTGCTGTATATGGTCCGCTCGACGTTGAAGATAGAGTTATTAGTAAATTTCTTTTAACTGCTATGAGAAGCGGAGTGTTAAAAGTTAACGGTGTAAATGAAACTCTAGATTTTACCTATGTCGACGATGCTGCTAATGGAATCGTAGAAGCACTATTAAGCGAAAATACCAAAAACAAAACCTATAATATAACAAAAAGTCACAGTAAGACTTTACTTGCTGCTGCCGAACTGGCTATTAAATTAGTAGGCAAAGGCAGTATCGAAGTTCGAGAAAAAGATGCAGATTTTCCTAGCCGAGGTGCATTAGATATTACGGCCGCCCGCAGAGATTTTGGTTTCGATCCTAAAGTAGATATCGATGAAGGATTTGAAATTTATTATAACTGGCTTAGAACTAGTGAGTTTTATTCAAAAAATCTTAACCTCGGGATTTAGTTCCATATTCCATAGCTTTTGATTTTCCCACCTATAAATCCCATATGGCAAAAATTTTTGGTCTAACTGATGTTGAAAAAACATATTATCAAAAATAAAACTTTCTAATTTTAATTTTCCTTGTCTTCTGTTGCAATCAAATAATGCATCAAGATTGTATGGCAGTTTTAATGTTTGAAAAAAATCTAAATCTGTCGAACACAGAATAGAAATGAGATCAGGCTTATTTTGCAACAACGAAACACCGAAACTCCAGTGATCTCTTTTAAACGTTCTATAAAAATCTAAAGAAAATCCATCTAAACCATTTTCTAAAAAATAATCTTCAGCCGATTTTATTTTTTCTTTTATTAAAGATAGATCAAATGTTATAAACAACGTATCATCAGCATCTATTAACCAAAAAGGATCAAACTCACTTTTTTCATAGCACGATAAATTTGATGCAGCAACATTTTTCCATCTTTTTGATTCTAACAGATCATCGATTGGTTCGGATAAAGAATAATTAGAATTTATAAATTTATACGATGAATAATTTTTAAATTGTTTTGGAAATCCTAAATTTGAATCAAATATATCACAGATTATGCATATATCTCTGTCTGCAAAAACACTTAACCAGAAATTTAAACAGTGTAACGACGACGGATTCTCTCTTGGGTCTTTATTATATTTTAAAAAAATTTTCTTTATCATACTTTGTTTCTAAATTTTCTGTGTTTACTGAATCCCTTTCTTTTACTTTTTTTACTAATCCAATGATCGAAATATTCTCCTATTTCTCCAACCGCGATCGGATCAATAAAGTGACTGTATTGTCCAGAAAGATTTTTAAATAATAAGGGAGAATTAGTTCTAATGTGATCAAATGCTCCACAATCGCACCACGACGTTAAATTAAATAATTGATCTTTATTATATAAGTCTATAAAACTTTCAAAGAATTGAGATGATCCCGGATAGTGTAAGTCGTATAAAATAAATCCAGTTTCAGTTAATAACGAATCTCTGCCAATAAACCCGCAAAAATGATTATCTAATAAATCGGCAGCAATGTTCCCGTTAAAGGATTTTAATGCAGCAACATCTGCATCTAAAAATAAAAGATAACGAGTATCGGATTTTTTGAAAGATTCGTATTGGGCGTATACCTTATGACAATAAGTATCCCATTTTCTTCCTACTGGGTGCATATCTTTAGTGCCTTGTCGATTAATTCGAGTGTTTCTTTTTAAGAAATCTAATTTTTCTTTGGTATCTAAAAAATAAGTTATTCGTTGATCGATGATAGGTTTAAATTCTGTATGAAGATGAAACTTAACTGTCGAATCAAAATATTGAAACCACGTAGGAATTGATCTGTTACCGTATTCTTCCCAAAGATCTTTAGTAAATGTAGATACTATCGTTAAACTATTTGTGCTCATGAAAATTATTTAGTCAATTAAATGCGTACATAAATATTGATATGAATTTACATATTATTGTTCAAGCAGGCGGTCGCGGCAGTCGTTTACGTCACCACACGTGGAATAAACCAAAATGCTTAGTAAGTGTTCGAGGAAAACCGTTATTGTATCATTTATTTGATCGATTTTCTACAGCACATTTTCACATAATCGGTGACTATGCGTATGATCAACTTGAAAACTATTTACAAGTAAATACTCCGGCAGTCGAATATACTTTAACACAAACTAATGAGAAGGGTACCGCTAGTGGAATTAGTGAAGCACTTAAAACTATTCCAAAAGATGCTGAACTTATAATTACATGGAGTGATTTAATTATTGGGAGCATGCCAACAATTTTAAACTCTACTCTTCCAACTGTTATTACAACCAACGCTTTTACCTGTCGCTGGACACAAAACAATGCAGGAGTATTGATAGAGCAGCCCGGACCTAACGGTATTCCTGGTATATTTTATGCCAGCCAGGCAGAATATTTTCCAGAACCTCCGCCAAGCGGGGAATTTGTGAAGTGGTTTAGCAAAAATGTAACACAATTTAATACGGTACTATGCAACGACCTAGAAGAATTAGGTGACTTCTCAACTATTGAAACGCAAAACGATCGAGCAGGATTTAGTAGATTCTTTAACGAAGTTAAGATTAACGAATCTACTGTTGAAAAACGTGTAATTGATTCTAATTATCTACATTTAATTGGAAAAGAACAAGACTGGTATAAAAGTGTTAGCGATTTAGGATTTCGTAGAATACCAAAGATAATTTCTATAAACCCTTATGTAATGACCAGAATCAACGGCTATCATGCTTATCAAATGTCAGATCTTACTGAACGAGAAAAACGTGCGGTACTTGCTGACTATATTGATTCACTTATAGGTTTACATGACTTATCTACCAGACCAGCAGTAAATGAAGATGTTATTGACACATACATTACAAAAACATTAACTCGTGTTAACAGCGTTTCAAAGATAATTCCTAATTTTGATCAAGAATCTATTACCGTAAACGGGTTAAAATGTAAAAATATATTTTCAGAAAAACATAAACATTTATTCGAAACTATTTTAACATTTATTCACCCGTTAGTGTTTACCCCTATACACGGAGATCCGACATTTAGTAATAGTCTTATAGATAAAAATTTAAAAATATGGTACATTGATCCTCGCGGCTACTTTAGCAAACCCGGCATATGGGGAGATCCGATGTACGACTTTGCTAAGGTATATTACAGTGCAGTTGGCGGATACGACATGTTTAATCGTAGAAAATTTAAATTATATATTGACAGAGAGACTGTAGAAATTTTACAAGAGCCAACGAGATTTGAAATATACGCTGAGGAAATTTTTACTGAACATTTCGGTAAAGACATCGCTAAAATTAAAATATTACACGGATTGATTTGGCTTGCGTTAAGCGGATATGCAAAAGATGACATTGATAGTGTCATCGGCAGTTTTTACCTCGGTCTTTATTATCTTGAAAAGGGATTACAACAATTATGATTCCGTTTGAGTTAAGTGATTTACCACACACTTGGTTTATTGACCTAGATGGGACTGTACTGGATCATAACGCACATCTGCGCGACGGGGATCGATTATTACCGGGGGTTATTGAGTTCTGGAGTACAATTCCAGCCCATGATTATATTGTGATTACTACAGGACGCTCTGATCAATATCGAAAATCTACACTGGCTCTTTTACAAAAAAATGGCTTACGTTATAATTTTGCACTATTCAACCTGCCAACCGGAGAAAGGATAATTATTAATGATACCAAACCCGCAGGATTAAAAACTGCGATTGCATGGAATGTGGTAAGAAACAAAGGCTTTTTATGATAAGCAACTCACAAGCATTACAAGATATATTTGTATCAAATCTTATAACTAAAAATAAGACCTATATTGAAATTGGTGGGTATGAGCCTGTTAAGTGGAGCAATACCTATAATTTAGAGATGGGGGGCTGGAAGGGTTTTAGTATTGAATTGAATACTAATTATCAATCTATTTGGGCAGCGCATCCCGAGCGCACAAATAAAATATATTGGGAGGATGCATTAACCTTTGATTATGCAAAGGCAGTAGCCGATAACGATCTTCCAATGCATCTTGGTTATTTAAGTTGCGACATTGAGCCTCCAGAAAACACATTTTCAGCCTTACAACAAGTATTGTCACAAGGAATTACATTTGATTGTATCACTTACGAACATGATAATTATGCTGCTAAAAAAGACTGGAATGTAATTTCTATAGAATATCTGGCAAAATATAATTACAAGCCCGTGATATATGATGTGTACCCAGACGATAGAAAAAATAAAAAATTCGAAACTTGGTTTGTAAGAAACGATATTAATTTTGTGCCGATGTCATTTGATGAATGGAAATCATGTTTAAACATTTAAATTTAGAAATTAGAAAAGATCCAAAAGAGGGCAGCGATTGGTTATGGCCGATTGACGACACATGGTGCTGGCACCATTTAAATAAAGAAAGATTCCGGAACCTGCCAAAAAAAATTGCAGAACATTGCAAAGAAAAAAAGTTAGTTATTCAGGCAGGCGGAAATGCTGGCTATTATCCAAAACAGTATTCTAAATTATTTGATACTGTAGTGACATTTGAACCCGATCATAGAAATTTTTATTGTCTTTCGTATAATGTTCCTGAAGAAAATGTGTTTAAATTCAGATCTTGTATTGGTAACAACAACACTCCCCTTAGTTTAGAACTACATAAAGATCACGATTTTAATCTCGGAGGATTACGAATTGCCGGTGAAGGAGTTATACCTCAGGTAAAAATAGATTGTTTTGGTTTAAGCCCGTCTTTAATACATTTGGATATTGAAGGGTTTGAAGGGTTTGCATTGTTGGGCGCAGAGGAAACGATTAAAAGATCTAAACCAGTAATTGTATTAGAAATTAACGGGTTTGGTGATGCATATGGTTGGATGAAAGAAAAGATTGACGACCTTTTAAGTAATTGGGGTTATGTAGAAAGGACCACTTTTGAAAGCGATGTGATGTATATCCATAAGGATCTTATATGAAAATAATTGTAATTGCAACAGGTGGTTTTGATCCCATCCATTCGGGTCATATCAATTATATTAAAGAAGCACGTAAACTAGGTGATATTCTAATTGTCGGGGCAAACTCCGACGAATGGTTGCGTAGAAAGAAAGGGCAAGAATTTATGCCCTGGGAAGAACGTGCTAGTATTTTAAGTGCTATCAAAGATGTGGATCGAGTTATTAATTTTAACGATTCGGATGGATCAGCAAAAGACGCCATTAAAAAAGTTCGTCAAATTTTCCCGAATGATAAAATAGTTTTCGCTAATGGGGGCGATCGAACTAAAGTTAATATTCCAGAGATGGATTTAATCGATAAAAATTTAGAATTTGTATTCGGTGTTGGTGGTGAACACAAAATGAATTCCAGTTCTTGGATATTACAAGAATGGAAAGCACCTAAAACTGAACGGCCCTGGGGATATTATCGTGTGCTTCACGAGCAAGGCCGAGAAGTTAAGTTAAAAGAACTAACTGTCGATCCTGGAAAAAAATTGTCGATGCAAAAACACAAAGAACGTGCAGAACACTGGTTCGTATCTGAAGGTACAGCAACAGTCTATACGATCAATCGTAGCACTGATGTTGAATTACTTGGCGAATTTAAAAAATTTAATCATATACATATCAATCGCACAGAATGGCACCAATTATGCAATGAAACCGACCAACCATTGAAAATTATTGAAATACAATACGGAGAAAATTGTGTCGAAGAGGACATCGAACGCAAATGAAAATTTTTGTAGGTTATGACACAAGAGAAGATATAACTTACCAAGTTTGCGAATACAGCATTTTAAAACATCAACCGACTGCTGAAGTTATTCCTCTCAAACAAAAAGATCTAAGAGATGCCGGAATATATCAACGCCCAGTTGATAATCTCAGTTCGACTGAATTTACATTTACTAGATTTCTCGTTCCTTACCTTTCAGATTACACTGGTTGGGCAGTATTTTGTGACTGTGATTTTCTATGGACGACAGATATTTCTGAGTTGTTTGATCTCGCAGACGATCGATATGCTGCTATGGTAGCCAAGCATGATTATACTCCTAAAGAAGGAGTCAAGATGGACGGCTGCCGACAACTGCCTTATCCTCGAAAAAATTGGAGTTCATTAATTTTATGGAATTGCGGACATACATCAAATCGGAAACTCGATCTAAAAACAGTTAACGAAGAAACAGGTCAGTATCTTCATAGATTTCAGTGGCTCGATGATCATGAAATCGGCTCTGTCGACCATAAATGGAATTGGTTAGTTAATTGGTACAAAGAGCCCGGTGATGGGTCCCCCAAAGCCATACACTATACCGAAGGCGGCCCTTGGTTTAAGGATTATCGACATTGTGATTATCACGATGTGTGGAAAAATTATCTAATAGAAATGTTAAAATGAGTGTCCCGAATATATTTAGAATGAAAATCATTTATCCTAACGGTACCACGTACGAAGGAAAAAAAGATTTTTTTCAATGGACTAATTTATTAGGAATTACTGACTTTAATTTTAAAGGAAAACGTGTCTTAGACATAGCCACCGACGAAGGTTGGTGGGCTTTCTGGGCTGAAATGCAAGGTGCAGATTACGTTGAAGCCAGTGATGTAGAATTAGGAGAAGACTACGATTGGGGGGCAGAAAAAGATTGGGAATGGATCAATGGGCTAAATGCAAATCGTGGCGGTAGAAAAGTTTTCGATTTTCATCATAAAAATTTAAACAGTAAAGTAGTTGTCAAAAAAGAAAGCATATACGAGGTCAAAGGACAGTTTGATGTTATATTTTGCCATGGTTTGTTATATCATCTTAGACATCCTTTGTTAGCCATCGAAAGAACAAAATCTGTATGCAAAGGAATCGCTATTTTTGAATCATTTATCGATGTTAAATCTAATCAATATATAGCACAATCTAAATTCTATAGAACCAAAGAATTAGGACCTATATCTAATTGGACCGGGGCCACTTCGGCCTGCTACGCTAGTTGGATGAAAGATGCTGGCTATAAACATATTTTTATTACCAAAGAAAATTTACCTAGACCGACAAGAGCAATTTTTGTCTGTTTGTCTAACGACGACGAATTTGATAGATTTATAAAAAATGATAATTTGATTTATTGTGACGACGAATATTGGAACACTGTATTTGAATCAACCAGATTCAAGAGTAAAAATTAACCAGATTAGAAAATGAATAATTGGATATTTCTCAGCAAAGACGGCAAAGACGAATATATTAATATGTTCGCTATAGGTAGTGGCGGAAGAGTCATAAACACCGACGACTTTGAATACAATGATTCGGAAGATCCTATCGTTCTACGAGGAATATTAAAACATAAAATAATGAAAAAATGTTGGTTGTACAACAGAGATTTTTATTTTATGGATACTGGCTATATGGGAAATCAGCGCAGTGCTATTAATCCCATGGGGTGGAAATATTATCACAGAATCGTTAAAAATGATTTACAACACGATAATGAAATAGTTCCTAGACCAGATGATCGATTTAAAAAATTAGCGATACCTCTTTATCCCTGGAAAAAAGGCGGAAGAAAAATAGTTATTGCGAAGCCCGATGAAAAACCTATGAAATTTTATGGTCTAGAATTAGATGACTGGTTAAATGAAACCATAGAAATTATAAAGAAATATACAGATAGACCTATCGTGATCAGAGAACGTGTAAAGAGCAGAGTCGAAAGGATGCACAACAATTCTTTGAAAGAAGTATTAGACGATGACACGCATTGTCTAGTAACATTCAATAGCAATGCTGCCACTGAAGCAGTGATGTATGGCTATCCTGCATTCACGCTGTCTCCTACACATGCCGCTAAACCAGTCACTTCTCAAGATCTAAGTCAGATTGAAAAACCCTACTACCCAGAAAAGGATAAAGTATATGCATGGGCCAGCCATCTCGCTTACGGACAATTTCATGTCAACGAATTAAAAGATGGTACTGCCTGGAGAATTCTTAATGAAAATTAGATCTTTTATACAAACTGCTAGAGATTTTCAAGAACAGCAGATATTAATGAAGTTTACCGAAGGTATTGAACGTTATTCAAATGAAAAAGGTTTAGACTATGAAGTAGAATATGATCTCGACGAGGTCTATGTCCCCTGTGATGTTGCTTTGATGATAGGATCTTGGAAGGCCAGAGAAAAGGGACACCATGCAGTTAGATCTAGCGTCGCCTTTAATTCTAAAGTTTTTGTCTGCATTGAAACACCATTGTTGAATAGAAAAGTACAAGAAGAAAATACCTACTACAGAATCGGAGTTAATGGATTTTTGAATAATCAGGGATTCTTTACTGATCCGTCTGAGACCTACGATCCTTCTAGATTGCAAAAAATAGGAGCGAGTTGGCGAGGATGGGATTACAGTAAAAACGGTCATATTGTATTATTACTGCAATTACCAGCCGATGCGTCTTTAAGAGGTGCGAACATATATTCTTGGGCTAAATCTACGGTAGAATCTATAAGAACACAAACAGATAAAAAAATCGTGGTCAGACCGCATCCATTGGCTCCATTGCGTGCCGGCGAGGAATTTTATGATTTCTTTTTTGATCTGCATAAAAACAAAATCGAAAACATAGAATTCGTAGACCCGAAAGAAACGACTCTACAAAAAACTCTCGACGGTGCTTATTGCTCAGTTTCTTATACCAGCGGATCGGCTATAGATTCGGTATTGTTCGGAATCCCGACTATTGCCTGCGATCCGGGTAATTTTACGTTCGAGATCAGTTCTCGCTATCCAGATGAAATAAATTCCATAAAAATTCCTTCAGATGACGAGATAAAAAAATGGTTACTTAATCTAGCCTATTCGCAATGGAGTGTGGCCGAAATGAGAGAAGGCATCGCATGGTCACATCTCCAGCCAATCGTAGAAAGCACAGCATACGCACAGAGTCTTTCAGTTCCAGAAGAATCTAAAAAGAAGAAAAAATGAAAGTAGTTGCTTACCTGTCTTGTTTGCCTCTTAACAACAAGAATATCGAAAAAGGAGAAATCCTTCCTAGATTTTCTCAAGGAGTGCTAGCAGCCGGCGACGAAATCTTGTTACATCAAGGTCATACCTTGATCGATAGTGATGTAGCCCTAAGCGTAGGTTGGGTACATGAAGATTCTAAAGACGTTCCGCATTTAAAATTAAGAAAATCTATTATTGATCATCAATTATCGCATAAGAAAAAAGTATTGTTAGCAGATAGTAATCTGTTTCTTTATGCAAATAAAGAAAATCCATTGCATTATCTTAGATACAGTTTTAACGGTATATTTCCAAACACCGGAATCTATTGCGATGATAAGGTAGATCCTGATAGATGGAAACGTTTATCCCAGAACAGCGGTATAACCATGAAAGATTATAGAAAAAACGGCCATCATATACTTTTATGTCTTCAGCGTAACGGCGGTTGGAGCATGGCCGGATACGATGTCGTAGATTGGACCGCGTCAACTATAAGGGAGTTAAGAAAGTACACTGATCGAGAAATAGTTATCCGGGCACATCCCGGTGATAAAGGTTCTGGGGCATATCTGAGTCCTAAAAATTTAATGAATAAAATCGGAATTCTTAAAAATGTTAGGCTATCGAAACCTAATGCGACGTTGATGGACGATCTTCACAAGTGTTGGGCCGTGGTGAATCATAACTCTAGTCCCGTAGTCGGTGCAGCCATAGAAGGGTATCCGATTTTCGTAACAGATCCAGAAAGAAGTCAGTGTCGAGAGATCGCTAACACAGATCTAAAAAACATAGAAACTCCTATGCTGTTTGATAGACAGCAGTGGGTTGAAAGAATCAGTATGTTTCATTGGAACTTCGGTGAAATTGGAAACGGAGAGTGTTGGAGTCATATGAGGAATTATGTCTAATATAGAAGTTATTACTAGTTTTAATCAACATTACTATGACCTTATAGGTAAAGATGCTGTCGAAACTTGGTTAAAGTATTGGCCAAAAGAAATGACTTTGACCTGTTACGTTGAAGAATTTAAATTACCGCATAATCCTAGATTAAAGCAGATATCATTCGATAAATTTGAAAAAGAATATTTTGAATTCCAAGAGACTGCACACAAGCAAGTAAAGAAATTTGCTAAAAAAGCATGGAGTTTTATACATGCGATGTATAATTCATCTGCAGATAGAATCATATGGTTAGACGCCGATGTTCTTCATATAAACTTTTTAGACAGAAAATTTATAAACTCTATATTACCTGACGATATATTAAGCACACACATGGGTGTGACTTATCTATCTTCTAAAGATGGAACTTCAGGTCGTTGGTTCGTACCAGAAACAGGATTTTTTGCAGTCAACACACAACATCCGCTATTTGATGAATTTAGAAAAGAATACAGACGACACTATGTAGAACACGACCACAAAGATCTTCGTAGATTCTACGATAACGATGTGTACGGTTATGTATTTGAGAAATTGAAAGCTCCGGGACTAGATCTTTGTAAAGATTTTGTCAAACCTTACAAAACTCCGATGCGACATACTGTACTAGGCCCTTATATGGAACACTATAAGGCCAAGCATAGCAAAGCAGAGTTTAACTCTGACGAGTAGTCCAATATTTTTCAGTCCTTGGCCTAATAAAATCAGACGCTAGGCTTTTTCCTGAATTCTTCCTATTACCTTTGAGGTGATCTAAGTAGGCGCCCCATTCAGAATTGACCAACGGATGCCCTTCTTCTTTGATTAGACCCTTGCACCAATCGTTCCACTGCCATGCCGGATGTTGCTGTTTGATTTCTTTTCGAACTTCGTCAAATACCCAACAATCATTCCATTCGCTGAACTGAAATAATCTTCCTGTATCGTAGGCTCGTTGAAATTCAAACAGAAATTTCTGGGTGTGAGAATCTTTTAAGTTCATATAATATAGACCGCATTCCGTGAACTTTTTTTCTCTGCCTAAAAAACCTAAACCGATATGGGGTTGGCACATTCTGTCAATGAAATGATGAGGAATTGGAGTATGACAGATCATGTCAGCGTCCATCCATAGCAATATATCTGCATCTGTGTTACGAGCCGCATGGCAGACAGCATATATTTTATGGCTAAACCTTATAGCATCCCAGCGAAAGCCTATTCCGGGCTGTTTCCCTTTTCGATCAACGGGTCCTGTGGCCACTTCACCCTTGGCCTTGGGATCATTACCCCATTTGTTTTTAAAAGCAACAAGATCGGGACAAGAATCATGTAAATCTCTGACCACAAGATTGTTGGCAGATTCTTCTATAGCATGATCTTGAGGATAGGCATATAACGTAATATCTTCCGGCCAAGTTTCCAAGAATGTCTGAATCATCCTCTTGGCATATTTGTCGTATCCTTCTTTGTGGAAAGTGGTAACTACGGCTTTTTTCATTTATACTCGCTATAAATTATATCTACATAATTTTTCCATACATTATGCGATTCTATAGCAGCCCTTAACCACAAAGGATCGTAAATTACAGGATCTAAAAATTCTGTAGAATTATTTTCGTTTATTTTAGTAATTCTCGGAGCCGAAAAAGATGTTAAACAACTCGGGTCATAAAAAAATCCGTTATGATAAGACCAACTGTTCAAAGTAAAGAATTCATAATTGTATTTTTTAAATAAGTTTATGTATTTTTGAAGACTAGCCCCTCGAAAATGTCTTCGTGTATATGTTTTTTTTCCTGTCGCAGCAATATAAGGAAAACTAGCTTCAACATCTGAACCAAACCAAGGATTTATTTCAACACAAATTACCGAAGGATGAAAATTTTTTTCAACTAACGTTTTCGCTATTTCGAAATCAAAACTATCAATGTCTAAACTAAAAAAATCACAATTTTGATCTGATGTTTTTAACAAATCAAAAATATTATCCGGATTAATGAGTGCTTGAATTTTATGAATATTATCTCCCCATCTATTCGGAGTCGAAGGATTCCAATCTCGTACATCGATACCTATTCCGGTAAATCCACGGTCTAATAGATCGAGAGTCATATTTTGATTCCCAGTGCCAAACCCAATCTCAACAAAATTGTTTTTCGGATTGATAATTTTTTCAGTTAAGAACTCTATTATACCAGTTTCTCCGTATTGGCTATAACCTTGTTTTTCGTAAGGGAGTGTAAATTTCATTTAGTTTGCAAAGTCCAATCATCAACATTGCCGCCGCATCGTTTAATGTCGGCTTCGACCATCATTTTTACCAAAGTGTCAAAATCAGTGCGTCGTTGCCAACCTAAAACGGTTTCTGCCTTTTTAGGACTACCACAGAGACTGTGAAGTTCAGCAGGACGTTTAAATCTCGGATCAGTCTTGACATATTTCTGCCAATCGCCGATGCCGGCGTATTTAAAAGCACGTTCTAGTAAATCCCCAATAGTATACTGCTGACCTGTGGCCACAACATAATCACCTGGTTCATTTTGTTGCAACATCAGCCACATTGCTTCGACAAAATCGCCAGCAAATCCCCAATCTCGTTTGGCATCTAGATTACCTAACGTGATGCTATCTGCTAGTCCACATTTGATTTTAGCGACTCCGTCTGTGATTTTTCTTGTGACGAATTCTTTACCACGGATAGGACTTTCGTGATTGAATAAAATACCATTCGATGCATGCAAACTATAACTTTCTCTAAAATTTATGGTCATCCAATAGGCGTATAGTTTAGCAACACCATAAGGACTTCGTGGCCAGAACGGCGTTGATTCGTCTTGCTGACCTCCTGAAATTTCTATGCTGTTTCCGTACATCTCTGAAGTAGAAGCCTGATAAAATCTAGTTTCAGGGCTGTGTTGTTTGATAGCATTGAGAATATTTAACGGACCGATGGCGTTGACTTCGGTAGTTAATTTGTTGAGATCCCAACTGGCGCCGACAAAACTCTGGGCAGCCAGATTATAAAATTCATTCGGTCTGATATTTTTCACTAGATGATTCATATTTCCATCATCAGTGATATCTCCAGTGATTAATTCGATGTCATTTTCGATTTCTAAATATCTAATATTGTCAAGATTGGGATTTGAATATCGTTTTATCAATCCATATACCTTGTAGCCTTTTTCAATCAGTAATTTTGCAAGGTAGGGACCATCTTGGCCAGTCATTCCTGTAACAAATGCGATTTTTTTCATTTTTTTTCCAGATTAAAATATTGTTTTATTTATAGCGTACATTTCTGGTCATCTTAATTTCCAGACATAGCAATTTTTATAAACATCGACGATTTGATAGTTGTGAGATTTGAGAAATTTTTGATTTTCTTGAGAAATCAATGCAGGTCCTTCGATAACTATGAGAGAATTCCATCTTTTTAACAATGGCAAAAGTTCGATGATATGATTTTCATGATCTAAATTGATTAAAACAGTATCGACGTCATAGAGATGAGAAATATTGTCAAAATTCTCACGGTAAACGATATTTTTTCCACGTAGTATTCTTTTGTTGTCGTCGATTAAGAATATAGTTCCAAACGAATCCACCAGTTCTGATAGATTACCCCAAGCATTTCCTGCTACAAGGATGTTTCTGGTTTTTTTGTTTAACTTTTTTATCCGTTTGGCGAATTTACTCATAATTTTATCATTAAATACTAGGTTATTTATAAGACATTATGAAATTCAAATTATGGAGAGAGCACGGTGCTCTCAATAGTCCGCCAGTCTTCGCTGCTGTTGAACAAGGGCTAAAAAATATCGGCATGGCAGTGGTCAACGACCATCAAGACGTTGATGTAATATGGTCGGTGCTATGGTATGGTCGGATGAAATCTAATAAATTCGTTTTCGACCAGGCTAAAAATCAAAACAGGCCTGTGATGATCATAGAGGTAGGGAATCTCTTCAGAGGCCGAACATGGAGATTGAGTCTCGATCATATCCATGGTCTTGGAAAATTCGGCAACGACTGCGATCTCGACCTTGATCGTCCTAGAAAACTAGGTGCAGTCCTACGACCAATTAACGAGAATCGAAAAGAAAACATTCTTATCGCATGCCAACACGAACACAGCCTTCAGTGGCAAGGTCAGCCAAGCATGGTTCGATGGGTCGCAGACACTGTAGATCAGATCAGACAGTATTCTGATCGTCCTATTGAAATTAGGCCCCATCCTCGATCGCCTATTAATATAAATTTGCCGGGCACACGACTAGTTAGACCTGTTAAAATACCAAATTCCTATGACGATTTTGACATAGACTATTCTTACCATTGTGTGATCAACTTTAACAGCGGTCCAGCGGTTCGATCAGCCATAGAAGGAAACCCAGTTATCTGCGATCAGTCTAGCCTTGCATATCCAGTTTCGGATCGATGGGTCAATTTAGAAGATCCGAAATTACCTGACAGAGAAGAATGGTTTTTAAAATTATGTCATACCGAATGGACCATTCCAGAAATACAATCGGGTCTGCCTTTTACCAGGATTTTTCCTAGATCTTGAACACTTGACTTAGACAAAGATTTATAGTAAACTATTATGATGTCGAAACCCGTTTATATAGAAGATATTTTTGATCAGTTCTACTCGTTGATTGTTGCACAACAATTATTGATCACTAAACAAGACCTAATGGCTGCACATAGTCTCTATGATTATTGCGTAGATGAAGAAAAATCATTGACCGTTAACCAGGCCAACTATCTCCTAAAAATTTTATCTAGATATAAAAATGAAAGTTTTGATCTTGGTCTAGATTATAAATCTGAAATTTTAAACCCTTCTTGGAAAAAAACTTTTCGTACTTTAGATTTATCTAAAAAGGTATTCGTCGAAGTTGATAGCCAGAAAAAAATCTGGATTTGCCTAAAATTTCCGTTTTCTTTAAAAGAAACATTTGACAAAGAAATCAAAGACGAAAGATCAAACAGTGAAAATAATCGATGGAATCATGAAAAAAAATTGAGGATGGTAGAAGCCTACAAGCATAATATCATGCACATCAATGAATTTGTAAATTACCATAATTTTGACATCGATAATACGTTTTTAGACCTGGTTAGCAGTGTCGAAGAAATATGGCAACAGCAAGATTCGATAGTACCATACGCCTCTATCGATCAAGGCAATGTCACATTAGTCAATGCCACAGAGGATGCAGTCACGAACTTTCAGTCTCGTCGAACTTCGGTCTATGAACAAGATATCTTCCTGGCAAAAACCATGGGATTTGTCTTAAAATTAGAAAAATCTCCGATCACCTTGACCGAAGTTATTTCTACGAATACTGCCAATCAATTTTGGTTAAAGGAAAATTCCAAATTTTTTGAATTGTACAAATCAGTAGGCGGAAAGGCTGCTGTGATTTTAGATAAAAACACCAAAGATTTGTTTGGCTGGCTGAAACGGTTCGTTTCTGATGCTGAAATCGCCGGTTGCAAGAATGATATAAAGATCTGTTTTAGAGAAACAGTCGATGACGATTCTCAAATCAACCGTTGGATCAAAGAAAATCAATTAGGCGGAAAAGTCGATCAGGGCAACCTATATATATTTTTACAGAAACCACCTAAGTGGTTGTTTAAAAATAAAATAGATGTTAAAATTATAGGTACAAACTGTTATGTACCACCACTCAGTGATTCTATTACTTCTACATGGATTTTTCATCATCCCTGTTTGTGTTATCTAGGAGAGGTAAAGCCAACAGTGATAAGGAATTTTAAAATTGTCAATTTGTAAACTAGTTATTAAGGATGAAGTTAATATCAAAGTCGAAGGACTCAGTGTTGAAGTCCGAAGAAAAATAGTTAACTCGTTAAAATATGACTTACCGTACGCAAGGCATATGCCCGCTTATAAACTTGGCAGATGGGATGGTACTAAAACATTTTTCGGCATCGGTGGTACCGGATATCTCGCTCATTTAGATATTATATTACCTATTATAGAAGAAGCAGGCTATGACATAGATGTCGAAGATCTTCGACAAAATCGATCATTAAAATTCAATCCAGTTGATGAAAATTATTGGAGCAGTCAAGGTAAAACATGGCCCGAAGGTCATCCCATGGCCGGCCAACCTATCGTTCTAAGAGATTATCAATACGATGTCGTTAATAAATTTCTAGAGAATCCGCAATCATTACAGGAAGTAGCAACAGGTGCGGGTAAAACAATTACTACTGCGACGTTATCGCATCTTTGTGAACCATATGGCCGTACGATGGTTATTGTTCCGAACAAATCGCTTGTTGTACAAACTGAAGAAGACTACAAAAATCTAGGCTTAGACGTCGGCGTATATTTCGGTGATCGTAAAGAACTAGGCAAGACACACACCATCTGCACATGGCAGAGTTTAAATGTTCTAGAGAAGAAAAGTTACGATGACGATACATTGAGCCTAGCAGAATTCTGTGAAGGGGTCGTAGCGATCATCGTCGACGAAGTACACCAAGCAAAAGCAGATGTATTGATGAGATTGGCCACACAGAATTTTCGCAATTGTCCGATACGATGGGGTCTCACCGGAACTATACCTAAAGAAAAATGGGAATTTCAGAGTCTACTATCCAGCATAGGACCAGTAATCAATCAAGTATCTGCCTATGATCTCCAACAGAAAGATGTCCTGGCGAAACTAGAAATCAATATATTACAAACCACAGACATCGAAGAATTTCGATCATATCAAGAAGAATACACATGGCTAGTCACTGACCAAAAACGCATAGCCTGGATCGCTAATAAGATACAAGAAATATCGGATGCAGGCAACACACTGGTATTAGTTAATAGAATCGATACAGGAAATAAATTAGTAGATATCTTAAAAGACGCAGTGTTTATCAGCGGTGCAGTCAAGTTAGATGATAGGAAAGAAGAATATGATGAAATCAAAACCAGCGATAATAAAATCATCGTGGCGACTTATGGCGTTGCCGCTGTTGGTATCAACATACCTCGCATTTTCAACCTGGTTCTTTTGGAACCTGGCAAAAGTTTTGTTCGGGTGATACAAAGCATCGGCCGAGGAATACGTAAGGCCGAAGACAAAGACTTTGTACAGATCTGGGACATAACCAGTACCTGCAAGTATGCCAAGCGGCATCTTACAGAACGAAAGAAATTTTACAAGGATGCAAAATATCCTTTTACAATAACCAAGGTTATCACATAATGAATTTTTTTAATTTTAAAAAGAAAAAAATCAAACTTAACTGTTACACTACTATGCAGAGTTTGGTCGATTTGTTCCCCCCACAGATAGGTAGCGGATCTCTACCCGATTGGTATTTCAATCTAAATAAAGATCCCGAATGGATCACAGTAAGGCATTGCAACGGATTTCGAGATCTTTATAAAAATAGTTTTGTCATTAGATCGTGGTCAGATATCGATATTGAAGTACGACCAGACGGTAGCATTGCCTACGATTTTGCCTGCAAAGAAGAAATTAAATTGCCATTGGAAAGACATCATATCGACAGCCAGGCTTCAGGTGCTTGGCCCGGTTACTGCAATATCAAATTAATGAGTCCTTGGTATTTTAAAACTGATCGAATGGTAAAATGGTTGATGATGCCTCCGATCTGGGATCAAAAAGATCCTCTAGAATGGACAGTATCTCCGGGTGTTTTAGAATTTAGATATCAACATGTCAGTAACATTAATTGCCTGTTGAAATTAAAAGAAAAACCTTATATGATTCATATAAAAGCAGGACAGGCTCTTGCACAGTTCGTTCCTTTGTTTGAAGAGGACTGGGATATGGATATCAATTTGTTTGATGATCGAGAATGGAACAAATATTTTGGACGATGGAATCATTCGTTCGGATTATCATATCAAAAAACACGAGCAATGTTAGAAAAGAGGAACAAATGAGAATATTAACTTTAAATAATAGAGCATTCGATCTCAACGAATTGCCTGACGAGATAGATGAAGATACTAGATTTTCGGTATTAGATAATAGTAATCCAAGCGACCCGGATTTCTTCTTTATGCCGTTGATCTTTTTAGAATCTTTTAACAGTCCTGCGATATTGTTAGATATAGGAGGACACGAAGTGCAGATGCCATTAGATTGGTGTATGGTAGTAGGAGATAAAGAATGCGGGCTCGACCCAGAAGTTTTGCCATTGACCAGTATTAATGAGCGTGGGTTCGATGCTTTTATATTCAATCCTATCAACGGATTTAAATGCGAATACATGACAATAAAAATCTTAAATATTTTCCAAGATGTGCGCTGGTATTTCCCCAAGATGAAGAATGGACAATTTTTAACAGTACCTTTGCATTCTCATGAAAATCCTCCTTGTGCGTTCTTTGTCAAAGAGGTTAGCAGGCAAAGCGAAATCGTACAATTACATAAGATAATTTAATATAAGGAATATGATATGATTGCGGGCAAAGTATGGGGACAAACAGAACTATTAGAAGCCAATGGTGTACTAGAATTCCATAGAATAGAAATCAAATCGGGCGGAGTCTGTTCTAAACATAAACACAAATTTAAATGGAATGGATTTTTTGTAGAGTCTGGAAAATTAATTATCAGAGTCTGGAAGAATAATTATGATCTAGTAGACGAAACTGTTTTAACTGCAGGACAATATACCAAAGTGGCACCTGGCGAATATCATCAGTTTGAGGCTGCAGAAAATACCATAGCCTTCGAACTTTATTGGGCGGAGTTCGATCACGAAGATATTGAGCGAGAAACTGTAGGATTTTCAAAAGATGGGAAAACTAAAACCAGGAGTTGAATATATCTATACTCGGAGAGACGGGGTAGTTTATCAACAAGAAAAAGACGATCTCGAAGAAGAAGCGATCGGATGGGAATATGATCCTCGAACAGAGGATGGTAGGCCGTTGATAGATGATCTCAGAGACAACAAACTTTGGGGAGAAATACGACGTGCTGCCAAAACTAATCCTCTCTTGCAAGAAGCGTTAGATCGTGCTAAAATGATATATCACTTGAGTAAAAAAGATGGGAAAGAATAAACACGTAGATCTTTTTAAAGATATGATTCCTGCAGTAGACATGGGGATCAAAGAATTATGGGATGCTGCCACCGATGAAGGTCGAAAAGAGATCAAAGGTGATCTTTGGAATCTTAATAGATACATCAGTAGTTGTAAAACTACTAACAGAGAATTACAAGAGCATTTTGTCTTAACTGTCAACGAGTTTTATAACAAACACTGGGCCGGCCTACAGCATCATCCTAAACTGCAATGGCAGACGTTGACTTTATGTAGTCATGAAAGCAAAAAAACACAATTTCACGAATGGATACCATTAAAAGTTCACAGAAATAAAAAAGAAGAATTTCTAGCAGAACAATTTCCGAATATGAAAATGGCAGATATCGAAACATTGGCCAAAATTATCACTAATGATGAAATCAAAGAATATGCGCTATCTCTTGGTTGGGATAAAAAACAAATCAATGAACTTAAATTATAAGTGCGAATATTGTCAAAAAGAATTTGCCAAAGAAAAAACTTTGGCTGTCCATGTTTGCGAACAGAAAAGACGATATCTAAATAAAAATGAAAAGCATGTCCAAACAGGTCTACTGACATTTCAAAAATTTTATGATTGGGCACAAAAAGGAAAATCGAAGAAAACATTCGATGATTTCGTGCAGAGCCCTTATTACACTGCATTTGTGAAATTTGGTAGTTTTTTAACTAATACCAATCCCGTGTATCCAGAAATGTTTATCGAATATGTGATTAAAAGCGGAATAAAATTAGACCATTGGTGCAGAGACGAACTGTATTATTCTTATGTGACTGAATTAATAAAAAACGAACCTGCAGACGGTGCTGTACAGAGATCTATTACCACAATGATGGATTGGGGAGAAATAAACTCTGCGCAATGGGAACACTATTTTGCATATGTTAATTTAAATCGTGCCACACATGACATAAAAGAAGGACTGATTAGTCCTTGGTTAGTATTAAATACAAAGGCAGGAAAAGACATGCTGAAGAGAATGAATGACGAACAATTAGAAATCGTCAGTCCAATAATAGATCCGCAATATTGGTTAAAACGTTTTAAATCTTTACCTGCAGATGTTGAATTGATCAAAGATGTCATTAGAGAGGCTAAAATTTTATAATGAATAAACGTGTAAAAGAAGAAATCGAAGAAGTAGAACTAAAAGAAAACGAAGAGTTTATTTCCCGCGATGATATTGATATCGAAGTAAGAGTCATGGCAGACGAACCCGTAATCATGGTGCAATTTTCAGGATTTAACGATGAAGAAGATGCAGAGGAATATGCTCAATTCTTAGCAGATAATCTTCCATTGTTGTTATTCGAAACGACTAAGGTACAATAATAAATGGATATCGATATAGACTTTGTCGACCGAGACCAAGCATTAAAATTATTCAAACACAAAGTGGCCAGTCGATTGGATAATGGCGATCTTGTAAAGCATAATACTGGAATCTATTTACATCAGGTCCCTGTTGATTTAAAAACAGGATTGTGCGAAATTCCTTATGAACAGGCAGAAGAAAAAGGTTATTTTAAAATAGACTTTCTTAATGTAGGAATATACAAAGGTGTGAAAGATGAAAAACATCTTTCTTATCTAATGAATCAGGAGCCGCTATGGGACCTATTATTACAACACGAATTTGTGGATCTATTATTTCATTTGAACGGGCATGGAGATATAATCCGCAAGACCCGGCCGACTTCCGTGGAACAATTAGCTGCCGTCCTTGCTATGATTCGCCCAGCCAAACGTTATCTGATTGGGAAAGATTGGACTACGATAATGAAAGAAGTATGGATGAAACCGGAAACAGGTGAGTATTATTTCAAAAAATCTCATGCTACCGCATATGCCATGGCAGTTGTAGTCCAGATGAATTTAATCTGTGAACAAATCAGTTATGGATATAGTTAAGAAGGTTTTCTAATCAACGTAATTGATTTACGTTTTATTCTTTTTACGATGATATCGTTAAGACTAGTACAAGGCCCTAACATTATTTTGACATCTTTGGTACTGAAGTTACGTATAGCATATCGGAATTCGATGATTTCTCTGTTTAAGAAAATATTAATAGGAATTTGTCTATTTGACTCCCACCACCATACTTCGCCTAATTCCAAAAATCGTTGTTTTTCTTGATCGGAACGTATACTGGCATAATCATAAAAACTAGTAACCTGTGCATCTTGATTGATAACGATGCCCACGTATTCTGCATTAACATGATTTAGTACTGTAATAAATGGAAAATTTTCTTGTAAATTTTCTGTGATTCTCATAGATAAATATTGGAAGGGTCCTATATGCAACTAATTTCAGTTTATTTATATCCAAACAAGGTCGATGCTTATACAAATTATCTGGCCTCTTGGAAAACAGAGAGGTATCGCAAAGTGTATAATCGAAATTTAAAACTGTATCGCGGCGCCGATAACCGCGTTGATATTCAAATACGGAATTCGGACGAAAAAAACTACGACGTCAGTAGTTATGATGATTTTGTTTTTAACATAGTCAATCGTGAAACCAAAGAACTAGTACTGACTAAAGATTGTATCGTCCAAAGTTCTGCCAGCGGAAAAATTTATGTGGTGTTGACTGAGAACGAGTTGACAGAGATAGAAACAGGTTTCTATCAATATTCAATAGTAGGTCAGATCAGAAACAACAGCGATGATACGATAATTTCATCTAGAACCCCATTGTATATCGACTCTCAATATGGAACTTTTTCAACCTTAGAAATATACGGTGATGTATTTGGAGAACCAATCGATAGTTTAAAAATCGATGAATTTAGAGAATTCCTTATATCGACTGGTTCTCAAGAAAAGTATTTAATATCCAGCATCATTGACGCGAATCCACAGTTAAGCACTCCGCAATCCTTGCATACCTTTCAGTTTTATTTTACAAATTACACGGGCACGATTATCATACAAGGAAGCCAAAGCGATGGAGGCAATCCGGGAGTCTGGGTAGATCTAGATACCGAAACTATGACCAATCAATCAAATTCCACATACAAAAACATCGTAGGTAAATGGAATTGGTTTAGGATTAGATTTGGTAATACCTTTAATAATTCGGCTCAATTTGTGATTGGGCAAACATTTGCAGGTTCCTATAGCGTCAGCGTATATGACGGGGGTAGCGGATATACCGTTGGTCAAGAATTGGTAATTACTGGCGATTTGCTCGGCGGTTTTTCTGGGGTCAATGATCTTACTATTACCGTAGATGCTATCAATATCAATGGAGCGATAACTGGAATTTCTTTCAGTGGCGTTTCTGCTCCAAACGATAGAAGTTATGTTTTGGGGGCCACAGGTACTCCTACTGCCGGGACTATTGACAAGATTCTTTACAGATAGTATACTGTCTGTATGACCTTGGTTGTAGATAAATTCAGATCTCTTCTTCCCAAACTCAAGACCAGCCCTAGCGGATGGATGAGTTTTAATGCCCCTTGTTGCCACCATCGAGGGCACCGCACAGATACTAGAAAACGTGCAGGAGTCATGCTTGGTGACGGAATCGTTTACAATTGTTTCAATTGTAAATTTTCCACAGGCTGGAAACCGGGATCTACCTTATCTCCAAAGTTCAAAACATTATGTCAATGGTTAGGGGCTGATGACACCGTTATTAAAGAACTAACTTTCGAAGCATTAAAAACCGAAGGTGATGATTATGTTCCTGACCAGTATATAGAACAAAAGATTGAATTCGACGAAAAAGAATTGCCCGAAGGTGCTATGCCTATAAATGACTGGATTAATAGCGGATACTTCGAGGAAGTAGTTGACGATCTCGAACCAGTTATTGATTACATCTATCATAGAGGGTTTGATCCTACCAGCGAAAATTTTTATTGGACTCCATTACCTGGATACGTAAATCGAGTAATAATTCCTTTTTTCTATCATGGCAAAATTGTAGGAAACACTGCTAGAAAAATTGTAGAAGGAAGACCGAAATATCTTTCAGATCAACACCCGTTCTTTGTCTATAATGTTGATGCACAGAAAGAGGAATACAAGTATCTATTCGTATCCGAAGGTCCATTTGATGCATTAAGCGTCGGGGGCGTGGCCTTGCTCACTAACGAAGTGTCGGAACAACAGAGTAGAATAATTAACAATATAGGTAAAGAAACCATAGTTATTCCTGATCAAGATCGAGCAGGACTAGTATTGATCGATCAAGCACAAAAGTTGGGCTGGAAAGTGGCTTTTCCTAATTGGGATGAAGATATAAAAGACTGCGCAGATGCTGTAAAAAGATATGGTAAATTATTCGTTATCATCGATTTAATAAAATCTGCCACAGACAATCCCGCAAAGATCGAAATTGAAAAAAGAAAACTTCTAAATAAGTTCGCTGAAATGGAGAAAACAGATGTTTAAGAAAATCATAGATTTTATTATTTGGCCATATAAACGCTATCAACAAAACCGCGCCTGGAAGAAAAGACTGGAAGAACTTAGAAAAAGAGATCCGTTTATCTACAAATGAAAAAATACTTTCTTTCTTTTTTCATAGGTTTCATGGCAGCGACTTTTTTATTTTTAGCGATTCTGTCTGTGATCCGTATTCCAGAATATATCATGACATACGAAATAGATTGTAGGCGGAGTAATATGATATGATCACCTGGGGAATCAATGCATTAAATCACGATGCTAGTATTGCTGTATTTGACAATAACCAATTAAAATTTTGGAAACGCAGCAGCGAATATACCGGCCAGCCCGGCGATGATCAGATCAACGGAGATCTGATCCGAGATGCATTTAGATCAGCCAGCGACCGAGGTCCTGATCATATCATTTGGTACGAACGCCCTTGGTTGAAAAAAACTAGGCAGACCTATGCAGGTCAATGGGGATGGGCGTTAGATTTAGATGAATTGCCAACTAGATATCTAAAAAAATTTAATTTGGGCTATGCCAGGATATCCTACATGCCCCATCATCTTAGTCATGCAGCCGCTGGATTTCTAACCAGTCCGTTTGATGAAGCCACTGTCGTGGTATTAGATGCTATCGGAGAATGGGAATCAGCCACCATATGGAAAGGCAAAGGCACTAGATTGGAAAAAGTTTGGAGCCGCAGTTATCCTACCAGTCTCGGGCTGTTCTATTCGGCGTTTACTCATCTGATTGGGCTGACACCGGTCAGAGAAGAACATAAACTACAACAACTCAGCGATCAAGGCGATTCTGATCGATTCTACGAAAAGATCAAATCCTATTGGAGAGATGATTGGACCATAAGGACTAATCTGCACAAAGGTGTTAGAGACTGGGGTCCTATCGCTGAATCGGATTCAGCAGATATCGCGGCTGCCACACAACGAGTATTTGAAGAAAAAGCCGACGAGGTGATGAGATGGGCTAAAGTTTTAACCAGTAGCGATAACCTAGTATATATGGGCGGCTGCGCTATGAACAGTAAATTCAATACTAGACTGCCCAAACAATGGCAAGGCATATGGAGTCTTCCGATACCTGGAGACAGTTCCAGTGCTATTGGTGCTGTTCTTTATAAAAAGCAGATACGTATGCGATGGGACATGAATCTTGCAAAACATGTTCCTCTAGTGTATAATAAACTATGAATTTTGTAAAATCAGATATCGATGAAAATTTTGTGTTGGATAGTTATTATCCAAACTATAAAAAATTTTTATATTATTTAGAAAACTGTCAGGGCAAAGATTATAGTTGGGAAACCACGGCATTTGAAGCCGAACAATTACCTGTGTGGCAGACCAAAGAACTAGGTAGACTACCTCATAAAACGTTCGCCGATGATTTTAGAGATGCCGGGTTCGTAAGTCTGCTCAATGATGTTTGTAAATTAACAGAGGATGAATTAAAAAGTAACGGGCTCGATATAAAAATAAAACCGCAGACATCTTGGTTCGTAAATTATAAAAAAGGTGGCTGGCAGAGTGTCCACGGTCACGGCGTTGATACTATTAATCAATGTTTATATTTTGACGATAACCCTAGTATGCGAGAAGGAAAAGATCGCAAAGAACAAGTTTATGGAAGTTTTTATTGTTTAGTAGGTAAAGAAATGCGTACTATACCACCAATGCCTGGTAGACTAATTACCATGAAAGGTAGTACACTACATGGTGTGTATCCTGTATTATATACACCTAGAAGATGTTTAGTCATTGATTATAAGGTTTTAAATTGATAAAAGATTACGGTTACGAAGAACAAAAATTATATCTTGAACTGATGCTGGCTGATGCTGAAGTATTTGTTCGCTGTCAAGGTATTTTCGATCATACACTATTTGATCGTAAACTACAAGATGCTGCAGAGTTCATCAACGAATATGCCAAGCAATATTCGGTGCTGCCTGATTATGAAATGGTTAACGCCACTTGTAAAATCAGTCTGAAAAAACCAGAAGAAGCCAAAGAGGGACATCTCGAATGGTTAATGGATGAATTTGAAAACTTTACTAGGCATAAAGCATTAGAACGTGCAATCATTAGTTCTGCTGACCTACTAGAGAAAAAAGATTACGGAGCAGTAGAAGTTATGATCAAAGAGGCTGTGCAGATAGGTCTAGCCAAAGATATGGGCACAGACTATTTTGCTGATCCTAGAAGCCGATTGATGCGTATCAAAGACAAGAACGGACAGATCAGCACTGGTTGGCCCAGCCTCGATCGTAGGCTATTTGGCGGAATGAATAGAGGTGAACTCAACATCTTCGCAGGTGGATCGGGTGCAGGTAAATCTTTGTTCTTGGCTAACTTAGGTGTGAACTGGGCACTACAAGGTCTTAATGTTGTTTATCTAACACTAGAACTTTCCGAAGACTTGGTCTGTATGCGCATGGATGCTATGACCACAGGTATACATACCAAAGAGATTTTCAAAGAGCTCGATGATGTCGAAATGAAAGTTCGGATCATCGGAAAAAAGTCTGGAGCATATCAGGTTAAGTACATGCCTTCGGGCAAAACTGCCAATGATATTCGCGCTTATCTCAAAGAATATGAAATTAAAACCAGCCGCAAAGTAGATGTGTTGCTAGTAGATTATCTAGACTTGTTGATGCCTATTAGTAAAAAGATCAGTCCAGCAGATCTTTTTATCAAAGACAAATATGTATCGGAAGAACTGAGAAATCTCGCAGTGGAACGTCAATGTATTTTAGTCACTGCGGCGCAGTTGAATCGTGGTGCCGTAGAAGAAGTAGAGTTTGATCACAGCCACATTTCGGGTGGTCTTTCAAAGATCCAGACTGCAGATAATGTGTTTGGTATCTTTACCAGTCGTGCTATGCGTGAGCGTGGCCGATATCAGATACAGTTGATGAAGACACGTTCATCTAGTGGAGTGGGGCAGAAAGTAGATCTAGAATTCAATCTAGAAACGCTGAAGATTTCAGATCTTCCAGAAGAAGAACAAGAAAGCCATAATGGTGCTAATCGCGGCACGAGCAGTATCATCGAAAATATCAAGCGAAAAACAGAAGTGCAGAGAGACGATCCTACTGATGGGTTGGCCGTAGGGAAAATCAGAGCAGAAGTGCAGAGCACGAAACTCAGAGAAATCTTGAACAATATGGGCGGCGATGAAGAGTGATCGAATAGTATTAGTTGAATGGCAGTATACTACCGACGAATCTGCTAATTTTTTAGATATAGATTGGCCTCACGTACAGAAAACTATAGGACGAGATCAACTGAGTTGGCTGTTAGATCAACCAAAAACACACTGCCAATTGGTCATGGATAAATCTGGCGCAGATGTTAAATTAGTAGCAGAATTTTACGATCAGAAAACACTCACAGCCTATCATCTAATGTGGGCTAAATAATGGATGCGTCTTAGAGAATTACACGAAAGATCGAATCTAGTCACTGTTAATCGTCGCCTTAATCCCAAAATTTGGCAAGACGATCGTCTCAATCCAGAAGTCATAGGCAAACTCAAAGATATCGCCCGTGCGTTCGAAGAGTTTGTGGGCATAGAACTAGATGTCATAGATTATACCGTAACTGGATCCAATGCCAATTATACCTGGACAGAATACAGCGACCTAGATCTGCATTTGATCATTCCCGGCACTCCTACAGAAGAACAGCGTGAGCTTTTCAATGCTAAGAAATCTCTTTGGGGTGAGCAGCACAACATCACTATCAAAGGCCTGCCTGTAGAAACCTATATACAGGGCGAGGACGAACCGCATCACTCAACCGGTGTTTACAGTATCGTAAAGAACAAGTGGCTGGTAGAGCCCAAGAAAGTCAAACCTAAGATAGACGATGCCGCAGTAGAAGCTAAAAAAGACAGCATAATGCGTGACATAGAATCTGCTATGCTCAGCAAGGATCTGGCCAAACTGCGACTGGTCAAAGAAAAGATCACTAAGATGCGTAAAGCGGGCTTGGAGCGAGCAGGAGAGTGGTCGGTAGAAAACCTAGTGTTCAAGATACTCCGCAACCTAGGTCTTATCGATCAAATCACAGAAAAAATAAGAGAGCTCGAAGATCAAGAGCTCTCTTTAGAACAACAAAACAATCTTCTAGATTAGTTTATTCTCGATTGCCGAACAACTGCAACATGCTGACAAAGATGTTGATAAAGTTGATGTAAAGGCTCAATGCTCCGAACCATTGCATGCGGGCGATGTCATCTTGAGATGCGGACCAAAACATATCTCTGATTCTGTTCATATCGTAGGCTGTGAGACCTAAGAATACCAAAATACAGATCACGTTCAATGTCATCTGCAAGGCAGTAGATGCGATAAAGATATTAGCGATACCTGCTACGATCAAACCGATCACACCAGCAAACAAGAACGGACCAAAGCCACTGAGATCACGTTTGGTGAAGTAGCCCCAGAACGCCAGCGCTCCAAACGATACTGTGGTACCTAACAGTGCTGTGACGATAGATGCGGTAGTGAACATGCTGATGATCAGGCTAAGACTCACGCCCATAACAGCAGCAAACGCGAAATACCAGGTCTTGATCTGTGATTCGCTCATAGACTGGCCGCGGAACCCGATGTAAAGGCTCATGGCCAGCGGCGCAAACATCAATATCCAACCCAGTACTGAAGAAAACAGCAATGGGACTAAACCCATGGCGCTGATCGCTCCAGCAGCAACCAATGTGGCTGCGACTCCGACTGCCATACGAGCCAGTACACCTGCCACAGCCGAATTCAATGATTGTGCAGCAGAAAGTTGATAATCCATTTTAGACTCCTTAAAAGATAATGATATTATATACTAATTTATCAAACCTGTCAACGATCAAGGCTCTATTAGGCCGGTTTTGACTCCGACTTTTTTAGCCCAAGGTATGATTGGTTTGAATTTATCGGCGTTGTTTAGATTGTTTTCTCTGGTATGCATGTCCAATTCTCGTTGGCAAAACTCCAGATCGTCAAGGCCGCCGTCCTTCAATAGGCCTCTATGGAATCCAGTTTTGAGATCTATGGTTTGACCTGATACCAAACTGTCTGCGATCTTTTCTGCCAAGATCTTGTGATTGCTGAGACACAGATGGTTGTATCGGCAGTCGATACCTCTCCAATATCTGCTTTCTCTTTCTGCTTCGGGATCATCGAATTCGTGATATTGCACGTCTGACATCAGAGATCCCTGTGCGATCTGGATCTCTGGAAATTCTTCTCCCTGATCTAGATCTTGATCAAAGCATTTGATGATCACTGGTTTTCTCAGAGATCTGCGCTGCGTCTGATAGGCCACATAGGCCAGCCTATTATTGACGTTCATGAGATCTATCATAGGGCGCTGTATGTATCTGATATACAGTTCTATGGCCTTGGCTTCTTCTTTGGTGACCCAACGATCTAGATCGATGATGTTGGAATTGGTCATTTCAGGCATGCGTTCTAGGAACCAGACCCTGCTGGGATGCGTGAGACAGATGACCAGATAATCATCGGCAGTCATTTCATAGTTCAACCATATCTGGAGATGCGTCCAACACCAATCTTGGCTGGTTCCTATCAGGCTGTTGTTGATCAACGTGATGTCCTGTCCTGTTCTTTGATGCAGCAGTTCTGCCAGCAGCCTGCACCAATTCTTGGTTTCGTCACCCCGTCGTGGGCTGGCGGAAAAACTGTCACCTATAACGAATAATCTACCCATATTATCTCAACTTTAACCAAGGATATTTTTTGGTTTTCTCTTGCTGTCTGGTAAACTGTAGTTTATCCCAGTCCAGTTCTTGCAGGCAAAACTCAGTGTCTTCTAGCACTCCGTCTTTGAGCAGCCCTTGATGGAATCCCTGATCCAGATCTACCACAGTGCCTTGGTTGAACGCACTGAGTATTTTATCAGCCAAGATCCTGTGATTGCTGAGGCATAGATGATTGTAACGGCAGTCGACGCCATTGAAAAACGTAGTGCTTTCTTCCTCGCCGTCCAGATATTCCAGAGCCTGTATGCTGAAAAGATTGCCTTTGGCCCACATGAGATCATCTAGTTGTTCTACTTCCGTGATGTCTGAAGCAAAACAGTTCAGCATCATAGGGCGCCGCAGTCCTCGTTTCAACACTTCATAGGCCAGGCTGCGCATGCGGTTGGTCTGGTGCAGTGTGTCCAATTGGGGTCGCTGTATATGCTGCATGAACAGTTTCACGGCCAAAGCCTGCTGTTCGGTCAGCATGTTTTCTAGATTGATTATATGATGATTTGACAGATTGGGATGCTCTTCCAGATACCAAAATCTGTTGGGATGCGTCACTGCCACGATCACGTAGTCTTCGGGCCGTATCACGGGCAAGGCTTTGATCAACTGCAGCCAACAGAAATCTTGTGCCACACCGTGCTGGCTGTAGTTGATCAAATCCAGTTCCTGATGCTGCTGGCTCAGGGCCGCGGCTACGAGATTGATCCATGTGGGGCATTTGGGTTTCGGAGCGCCCTGGCTCCAACTTTCACCAGGACTGGCGTAGAGGCCCTGCTCACCGCTGCTGGTATAGATCTGATTGGGCACAGTGAAAGAATCACCGAAAACATAGATAGTGGTCATATGCTTGTAATTATCTCAGCATCGAGATCGGCAGGATTTTTTTCCATCTCGAGTTAAATACACACATTATACTGCGACACTGACATGCTAGACACCATCACCGAACTCACTGAAGAACTGCTAGGACTGCTGAGGGACGATCCCGTGCGCCCGGACATACCTCCGGAATTCCGTGTTTCGGATCGAGGTAGAGTGTTCGTGCTCAAAGACGATCAAGGACAGCCTTTGGCAGTGACCTGCGTGAAACTGCTGGCTGACATACCACAGACCGTGGAAGATCTATACCTGCTGTCAAACACTGCTACCACTGCGGTGTTCTATACCATTTGGAGTTATGCGCGAGGTGCTGGTCGCAGGCTGATAGAGCAGGCCCAGGCTGAGATACGATCGCAGCATCCAGAAGTCAAAACGTTCGTGACACTGAGCCCAAAAACGGAAATGGCCGAGCGATTCCACCTCAACAATGGTGCCAGTCGATATCGAGTCAACTCGGACACCGTGAACTATCTATATCACTGAAGGCTGGGTCTACGGCCTACTTCGTACTGCGATACTTCTGCTACCCAAGGCTCGCGTGTGCGATCTGCCTGGGCCTGTGCGAAACGCTGTGCTTCTGCGTTGGCCACTGCGTGATCAGTGATCACATAGCCGTCTAGAAACTGTTTTTGGATGCGCATGTGAGTGCGTGTGTTGCGGGCCATGATCTTCCATGCTTTCATAGACTTCTCCTCGTTGCTGAAATATTTAGCCCCGATCCGGGGCGCAGCCCAGCGCGAAAATTCCAGCGCGAAGCGCAGCGCGAGATTTTTTCTAGCCCGGGGGCGGGGGCATGCCACGAACAGTATAGTTAAAGTTTAGGACTATGCGCTGTTCGTGCTGATCAGGTGTGGTGCTGGCATGCATGTGCTCTCCAGGAAAATCCAGCCAACGATTGGCCACGGGCGAGCAGCGATAGCATTCAGTGTAGCGACGGCTGACCGCAGTTTCTTCAAAGATCACGGTGTCGCCCGAGGCAGTGATGGGATACCATATGGCCGCACGATGCGGATACTGCTGATCCTTGTGAGGCGTGTGCTGTATCTGTCGGGGTGTGCGTGTGCTCATGCCCAGTCGTATCCTTATGACACGATCTAGATCGTGACCCAGCCGATCGCAGGCCGTGATCAAGATGTGTATGGCTGCTTCGGCCAGAGGGCTGGCAGGTTCGTCATCTTTGTAGACCAAGTGGCTGAAAGATCCCGCATATTCAGGCAAGTGATCTAGATCACGTGGATTGGCCGTAAAGGGCAGATAGAACCAGGGTATTTCTATGCTGGAAAACTTGGCCTGTGCATAGGCAAAATGCTGAGGCTGTAGTAGATCATCGACCACATGTAACATCCAGTAATTATCTGAATCTCACCAACTCTAGCCCGCGATCTGGATGCAGCAGGCTGGTTAAAAATCGCTGGCAGTGATAGAACCAATTGCCTAACTGCGTGAATCTAGGATCCTGGGCTAGATCGCCCAGAGTGTAGTAGGTAGAAATGCCCATGGTGGCATAGTAGTCCATGTTGAGGCCGCGCCGATGACCGTAGTCGGGCAAGAGACTGCAGAATATCAGCGTGGTGTCAGCGAACTCGCGATAGACGCCGCGATGGTAGGCCGCATACAGCGTGAGATACTGCTCAGCGAATGTCGCAGGTATGAAATCGGGTCGATCTAGACGCTCGGCTAGGATCAGAGCCAAATAGGCCAAAAGATCCTCGGGTGCTGAAAATCCCGTGCGCTGGCTGTGATCCTGTACCAACGCTAGAAACTGCTGCTGGGCGGCCAGCATGGTGATCAGTTAGACTGGGCGCAGTCCGTGTTGGCTGGCATCGTAGACCTGTGGATTGTCAGGCGTGGTACTGATCGTGGGATCCTGCGACTGCTGAGGCTGTTCAGGTGCTCGACCCTGTGCTTCTCGACCGCGATTTTCACGCTCGGTCTGGGCAGTCAACTGCTGTGTTTCTTTGGTGGTTTTGGCCATGTTATGGTGCTCCTTGTTGAAAATATTTATCTGCGATCATAGCCCAAACACTCGCTTGTAAAAAGGTGCGACGTAACGCACAGTGACCAAGGCTATGGGAATGGCTAGGATCCAGTGTAGAGCCCAAAGCGACCATGCGATCATAGGTTGATGTAGGTGCGTAACAGTGAATGTGATAAAACCCGTGGCCGTGACTGCTGTGAGCAACTGTAACACAAATGTTTTCATACAGTATATATGTAAATAACAGTGATGCATGTGGAATTCAAATTGCCTTCCGGAGCGGGTGGGCAGGCCGCACACTACTCATGCTCCGTGCTTAATCGTGAACTGGCGCGATGGCGAGATCTCTATGGTTTCGAGTACACTACTAGGATCACTTACTATAGGCTCAGTGTCACGTTCACTGATGATCGAGCATATACTTTATTCGCGCTGAGTTGGTGCCAACCTGGCGCGAAGTGGCAGATCCTAGAAGACTAGCCAGAAAAATACAGGCGGCGGAGGTGATCAGCGAAGTTTTGATGATGCTGGCAGCTGGGATGCATGTCATTTTCTGCTGGTGGAATTGAGGGATCTAGTATGACGCGACAACTGTGATGATCCGTGTCGAGCGTATACCAACTGCGAGGATCGGGTATTTGATAGGGTGCTTGCAGCGAAGGTTCTAGTTCTAGCCTTGCAGTTTCCAGTTGATCAAGATAGGATTCGGGCTCTACTGAAAGGTGTATGACACGAGCACCTGTGCTCTGCAGTAGACCGTCGACCGTGATCTGTAAAACTAGATGATTATAGTATCTATCGTAGACTCCCAATGGATCTAGATGTGTGATACGTGTGCTGTCGTGTATGTACTTTAACACACGATCATCACGTGTTTGATCAGCACGATCTAGTCCAAACCACTTGTTAAAACCTAGGATTAGAGTGCGCCAACCGTGTCCCGCGGGATCGACTAGGTTACAGAATGGTACTGCGGTGCGAGCAGGCCACTGCAGGCTGATCCTACTCAGATAGGTCCACATCACGATGACTGTGTCCTGGGATCGTATAGTGGGAGCAGCCAGGACACACTGTCGAGCGATCTGGTTAAAACAGGCTCCGCGACGTGCATGATTGTGTACGGGAAGGTCCAGCAGTCGGGCTAACACAGCAGGCCAAGCGAATTGGCTGGGTTCGTAGACGTGTATGTCTTGCCAATCTATGGGTCGATCGAGATCACGGATCTGCTGTCCCGTGAGCGGCTGTCCATGGTGGTCAGTGATAGGTCGTACTAGGTCCGGTAAAGCGAATCCCTGTGTGATAGAGCAGCCAAAAGTGTGTAGTGTGGACATACAGTATGTAGCCCAAATGGGTCCTGCAGGGGAAAAAAACAGCCGCGCAAAAAATTTAGGTGGAGTACTTAAATTTTCAGGGTGGTGATTTTAGACCACTAGCCTAAGTTAGCGCATACTAACATGCTACGCTGTATACCGGTCGGCCACCATAGACCCCACCATGACCTCAGCACCGAGGCGATTGGTGAGGCTGGCATTCCCTGAGATGGCCACAGCAGATCCTATGCGCCCGATCATCCCACGGGGGGATCTGTTCGAACAGCAGTCGGCCTGGCGCGGGATCCCAGGCAGCATCTCTGTGATCGCGCACTGTACCGCAGCCTTGCAGTAACGCTAGGCTAGCGGCTGCAGAGATAATCGCGTACTTCATCCGTGATCTCCATGTATGAGTCTAGTTCTGTGGCTATGATCATGTCGAGCACTACCCGGGCCTGTGGCTGCATACGACGGGGCATGCTCTGTATGTAGTGTTCTACTTCGTGCTCAGTGTCCATGGCCCATATGCGGTCAGCGATGTCACGCTGCAGGGCTGTGAATCCTTGTATGGTGATCATACCTGCTCCTGGGGCAGCAGGCGTGTGCCCACGAAGGCAAAGAACACGCCCACCAGTGCTATGACTAACTGCTCCAAGAAGTAGTCTGCTTTGGCAGGATCTTCCATGCCACCCACGGCGCCAAACATCAGTAGGACGCCACCAAAGATAAATGTCATTGCTAGTTTAGTCATTGCTTGCTCCTTTAGTTTACTGTAGTCTTAGTATACTGCCAAACACATAGATTGTCAACAGCACTGCGTTCACAGTGATCAGCGCTGGATCTCGCATACGGATCGAAGCCCACAGCCAAAACACCGCACCCAGGTTGAATGCTGTGACATTATAAGGATCATATGATCCCAGGCTCGTCAGCAGGGCTCCCAGTATGGTAAACCCAGTGCCCAGCCATTTTAGGGCAGTTAACGGCATTACAGCAGGTATCCTATGCCGAATGCTACCGTAGCGATCGCTAAGCCAATGGCTATGGCACACATGATCATGAAGCCCGCGCCCATGTCGTCCATGCTGAGGGGCTCGCCGCCCAGCAGTTTGGTTATGCCAAAAGCCACTGCGATAAAGGGCAGTATGATGATGCCAATCACGGTCTTATAGGCTATGTTGGCTACGTTCAGTGCAATGTCTTTCATTTTCGCTCCTTGTTGTGTTTTGCTACAGTTGTTATTATGCTGCCAAACTAGGGAATTGTCAACCAAATTAGGCCACAGCCAAACGCATCACGCACTCACCAGCGCCACGCCCTACCAGACCATCGCGGTAAGCATACAGGTCCACCGCAGGGAGGGCACCGTCGAACTCTACCACACGCACGGAATCCATAACGCCTATGCGAGGGTCATCGCCATCGTCATCGAACAGGTAGCCCACACCGTAATCCACTGCTTCTTCACGGGTTGCGAACACTGCCAAAGGATACACACGATCGCCCTCGTAGTGATCACGTTCTGCTATCACGGAATAAACCAAGTACATTTTGTCGCTCCTTGTTTTGTTATCCTATGTTTCTATTATAGGTCCAAAACAAGGAGTTGTCAACCAAAATCACTCGATGACCCTAGATCCCTTCTTGATGCGATCACTGTATATCTTTACACTATGATGCTCACGGACGTAATCCGCCCAGAACTGCGGATCGTCGTTAAACACACTGGCGAAATCTGCGGCTGAGATATCGTCATCGGCCTGCTGTATGTAGATCTCGTAGTGGCGCTGTGGGTTGAATTTGGCCCGCATGACCATCTGCGAGATCTGGGCATGGATGGGCGCCTTCTTGTAGGCCTTGCCCATCATTATGCCCATGAGTTGGTTCTTGTCCCAGTTGTCGGGATGGAACTCTGAGATGTCCTGCAGGCACTCCAGGCCGTTGCAGTCAAACGATATCAGGAAATAGCGCATTCTTTCACCTTTGAGTTTAGGAACGTTACCAGTTCATCTTCTACTGAATCTAGGCTGTATTCCTCATCGTACCAATCCTGCCACTGCATAGGACCAACTTTGACTGTAGGCCCACCGTCCCGGACTAGGTCCAGGGCTTGATCCTCGTCGTCAGCCGTCACGGTGAAAGTCTCTGTGACTAGGCTGGTGCGCTCGAACACATACTTAGGCATCCTCGTCCTCCTCCCGGATGTAGTCATTGCGTCGGGCGAACTCTGCGACTTCGTGCTCGCTCATCCAGCCCAACAGATCTCGGGCCAATGACTCCCAGTCGATGACTCCGCCTTCTGCTAGGTCGATGAGTTCGTTGGTCGCTGGGCGGCTTACTCGATGATTGAATCCAAACATCACAGCCCCGCCACAGTAGTCAGCCCTGCGGCTGTGATTAGAAGTGCTGCTTGGATGATGCCGGTGATCCAACCCACGTACACTACTGCCGCAATTCCGATGAGTTTCAACATAGTTCGCTCCTTTGTTTCACTGTAACTACATTCTACAGCCAAACCCGCCAATTGTCAACCGGCTAGCAGCGGGGCCGGGGGGTGTTGCAAAAACGCAACACCCTGTTAGTTAGTGCTAACTTGCCCGTGCTTTAACACGCACGTAGCAACCGCTGTCGTCCCTACAGTATGCCAAAAGCCCTACACGCTTGCTCGTGCTGTCCGTTGTTTTAACTTCGTTAGCAAAGCCTGCCAGCATAAACAGCGCCTGCAAGTCTTTGCGTATAGTTTCTAGCCTAGTTGCTTCCATGCTACCGCCGCAAATCTTAAACGCCACACGCCGCATAGTCTCGTCGCCTGCACACTTGTCTGTCCAACTGTTACCGCTAAAACTAATACCGTTAAAGTAGTTGCTTACAATTTTACGTGTTTGTTTTGTAGTTGCTAGTTGCATATTCGCTCCGTTTGTTTAGTGTGTAAGCATTATAGCACTACGCACCCAAAATGTCAAGTGCGTAGTGTTGCGTAAAAGTTACTCCATGCTCGCAAGTTCGTCGTCTTGCATGCCTTGCTCTGTAAACGTAACGTCAAAGCCCAGCACACTACTAATGCTCTGCTCAAAGCCTCTGTCTGTGTAAATCTCCCAGCCTTTGTCGTGCGTCACATAAATGCTCTTGCCGTAATCTTCGTCGTCGTACTCCGTCACGCCTATGTGCGTAACTTTAACCTGTGTGCCTTCCTTAGCATAGTCGTAGTCCCAAATGCTCGTACCGTCTAGCGTAGCAAAGCCTTCTACGTCATAGCTCGTGTAAGTCATGCCTTCTTCTTCATCACGCTCTACTGTAGTGTTTGTAATTTTTAACATACACGCTCCTATTTGCTTATTAACTAACACAAAAACATTATAGCACTACACAGCCCAAATTGCAAGTGCTGTGTAGTGCTGTTGCGTTTATGCTACATCTCTAACGCTTGCTGTGCTAAATCTGCAATGTCAAAATCGTTGTCGTGCAGTGTGCGCAGTAGTTCCACAATTGCAAACGCTGTGTCGTTTACTGCTTCTTCTTGCTCGTAGTCTTTAGCCATGCGCACTGTTGCGTGTGCTGTTTGCAGTGCTACTAAAACATTGTTTACTTGTTGCATATTACGCTCCTATTTGCTTATTAACTAACACAAAAACATTATAGCGCAACACAGCCCAATTTGCAAGTGTTTTTTATAATAGTGTAGTAACGTAGTCGGGATTAAGTAAGTGCTTACTAACTGCCTAGGGGTTGATCAGATCAGCCCCGTCTTCTTTGGCTACCACGACCCTGACGTTGGTGAGGTTGTTGACCAGGTTCTCCATCAGTGTGGTGCGGTCTGAGCCCTGTGCGATAAAGAAGTTGTCCTCTTTGCGATATGCGAACAGGCCTTCTGGATGCTGTTCGATGCGGACTTCTAGCACCGGAAGATCGTCTTTCTCATTTCGAGCAGTGGGTTCTGGATCATCGAGATCTAGGCCATTCTTCTTTGCTAGGTTACGCAGTTGCTGATCAGTGACTCCTAGATCCTTGAGGATTTCACGGAAACTCAGAGCCATCCAGGCACCCCGGAAGAGGCTGCCCAACCAAAAACCCACAGCAAAGACTATAAGGAATTCGATGATCATCTTGTATTTACTCCGAAGAAAAAAAAGAGGGCTGCCCGTTAAAGCAGCCCCCCAAGTGTCACCCAAACCGGGAGCGAATCGGTCTTACTGGGCGACGGCCTCTGCCTTCGCGGCAGTGGTACTTTTACTTACTTCAGGCACTGCCTTCACACGGTTCTTTTTGGCTAGATCCTTGATCGCGTCCATGACCGCAACACGACCTTTAGCGAAGTCGGTTTCGAACAGGTATTGGGCGATCTCTGCCTTGGTCATCTCCCGGGGCAGGTCGATCAGCTCGATGTCCGTGTGTCCGTTCTTGATCAAGATCTTGACGCGAGCCGCATCGTTGGCGAAACGGATCTTGGTGCCGTCTTTGTGGGTGGAAACACCTGCTACAGCGAAAGTCTTTGAAGTTGCCATTCTAAATCTCCTAAGTGTGTGTGCGTTAACTAACTACCAAGTATATTAATTATATACTCAACCAATCCAGATGTCAACCATCTGTATCACCAAACAGCGGCGTAACCTGGATGGTCACCGCTTCCGTCTCGTCTAGGGCGGCGACAAACTCGTCGTCCATGACCAGATCCTGCATGCTGAGATCCAGCATGTCTTCGACTCTCTTGAGATCGGGCCGACCTTGGCCGGCACAGATCACTTCAAATTGGAAACGGTAAGTTCTCATACAGTGACCAATCCACGCTTGTCAGCGCCATCTTTGATCCATTCTGTGAGCTCTTCTTCTTCCTGCTCTGACTCGTATTCGGCCATCTGTTCAGAGATGCCAAAGAAGTCGTCCAATTCGTCACCGATGGTGGCCGCCACGGTGGAACTGTCCAAACCTGACAGTTCATAGTAGTCATCTACACCGTCCTCATACTTGCCTACAAAGCCCATGCCCGGCTCGTAGTAGTAGAGGGTGACATCGTAGCCCTGCTGGGTCAATCGCTCTACGATGCCCATAGGTGGCGACCAGGCTGTGTCGAACTGTCCGCTGAAACTCAATCCGTCTTCGTCACGCTCGCACTCTGAACTGACAGTGATGTCCCATTTGGTTCCCCAATTGGCCACATTGAAGTCATACCAGTTGTCGTAGCCGTGTTTGGCCTTGTTCTCTGCACGGATCTGGTCGTAGGCATCTGCGTTAGGACCGCCGTGGGTGCTACTGCCATCACGCAGTAGATCTTCTGGACAGGGGATCACTGCATTGCAGAATTCACCTGCATCAAAGGCATCCGCCAACTTCTGCACGGCCTCTTGTCTACGACCGCGCACGGAAATGTAATTCGAGCACCAATTAGGCATTGTCGTCTCCATAGATCGCATCGTAGAGGATATCTACTGCTTCGTCGATGTCTAGATCTTCATCTATCACAGTTTCGTCTACATCATCAAACAGATCTTCAAATTCCATAGTTCGCTCCTATTCGTTTACTGTATCTTTATTATACAACCGATCTTCTACTTTGTCAACCAAATTCTGCTCGATCCGCTGGATGTTCATCTCGCAGATATCCCGCATGATCTTAAGGATCTTGGCTTCCGTCATAGGAGTCTGCCCTTGTTCGAGGACTCCTATGGCTGTCTTCAGATAGTTGATGTTGGTGATCATGCAGTCTCCTTGATCATCTTCATGAGGTTCTCTTGCTCGAACTTCTTGGCTGCACGGAGGAAAGTCTCACGGAACTCTGCCCGTTTGGCTTTGGGCAAGTGGGTGATAGCATCCTGTAGTTGGGTCATCATGTAGCCTGCGATATAGGCGTAGCCCGAACCATCATACTTTTCGTGGACTGCCTTCTCAAAGGCACCCAAAGCCTCTCGGGTTTCACGGCATTCGTCTAGATATGCGTTGAATTTGGATTGTGCTGATGTCATTTTTCGCTCCTTGTTTTTCACTATACTTACATTATACGGCCAAACCCGCCAATTGTCAACCGATTGGATAGACCGTGAAATGGGTAGCATCTTCTTGGGCCGTGTGAGCTGCCCACCGCTTCCTAGGCCCTCTGTAGACTACCCGGACACGCAGCCCCAGTTTCAAGCAGAGATCCCGTGCTCGTGGCTTTTCTGCCACAGGTATCCATTTGAACAGGCTGGTCTCGGTCTTAGGGGATCTGTATGGTTCTAAGAACCTCTTGTCCTCCTCAGGCAGGCAGAACCAAAGGAACTGGTCGATCATCCTACTAGCACCCAATAGGCACCTAACAGCCCACCGTAGATCGCCACGGCCTGTAGGAACATACGGCCCGTAGTAGTCCAAACCCATCTCGCGTATTCTTGATCAGTAGTCTTCAAGTTCTAACTCCTTTGTGTGTTTACAGGCACCACGGAAAGTGAATCCAGGGCAGGTGCAGGTCCCAGTTTCTGTGTTCACATAGTAGGTCGCACCCTTGCTACCAGGCACTTCCAAGATCACAGGATCCTTTGCTTCTTTAACTTCGAACAGACCAATGTCTGCTTTCTCGAACTTACGGCCACGGCGATCAATCTTGACCTTTCCTGACAGCCATTCTACCGGACCTTCGCCCCACTTGATGTAGGCCTTAACACGGTCCCCGTCTAGCAGGTAGATGTGATTGGGCTGTCGGTACTCTACATCCCAAGCAGTGATCTCACGGACCGCTTCCATTAGGCGTAGTCCTTCTTGTGACCGAACTTCTCGTTGTCCTCGTAGCCCGCCATGTATTCTGCCACGGCTTCTGTGTACATAACCTTGACACGGATCCCACTGTCGCCACCAACGCCACCGTAGTGCGGATCAGGTGCCCGACCGTAGTAGGAATCGGCACTGCCGCGATCAAACAGGCTACCGTGGCGCTCACGGATGAATTCCCAACCCCGCAGGGCGCCTACTACCTTTTCTTTTTCTGTCTGCATTTCGCGCTCCTTGTCTTTCACTATACCTACAGTATAAGCCCAGACCGTCCAATTGTCAACCAATTTGTTCTAACAGGGCGGGGGTTGCTCGCCCACCCTGGCCCAGCGATCAACCTGGGACTTAGTCCAGCCTGCTACCTGCGTAGAAGTCCAGACCTAATTCTCTGCGCATGGTCTCTGCATAGGCACACGCACCAGCATCGGCCGCATCCACGCTCTGCCCTGGCCACCACTTGTTCCAGAGTTGGAAACTGCCATCGTAGGATTTACGGAACCCTACTGCCTCCAAGGCCTTTCCCAGTTTGGAGTTCTTCCTGACCTTGTAGATGTTGACCCAGGCAAATCCGCAGGGTCCGCCATCCTTGCCACCCATGTGCTTATGGGCGAAGCCATACGCGGCGTGTTTGGCTTCATGCAGGGCCAATGCGTGGGCCATTTGCACTTTTACGGTATCGAATGTTGCAGTCATCTTTCGCTCCTTGTTTTGTTTTCCCAGTATCATAATTCTACAGCCAAATCGTCCAATTGTCAACCACGGATTGAGTCGAAGATCGTCTGTTGCAAACGAGCCACATCTTCGTTGGGCACGTAGAAGTCCGTGGTTGGATCCCAGTACTCGCCCGCTTTGGGATCATAGTACAGGACCTGCCCGTTTGGATAGTGGAAGGGTCCTTCCAGTCCGTTACGTGGTCCGTAGTTCACATCCCGCTCGAATACCGTGTAGCCCATAGCCGCTCCTTGTTATCCAGTATCTCTATTCTACAGCCAGAGCACCCAATTGTCAACCAAAAAAAGACCCTGATGCGAGCAGGGTCAAAGGGAGCGCAACAAGAACAATTCTTAATCTGTATGCGGGGGCAGTTCGTATGAGTCGTCTGCCGGCGCAGGATCGCGGTTAGGAGTTGATGGTGTCGTGCGGGTCATACGAAGCCTCGTCGGCACTCAGGTTGTTGGACTCGATCCAATCGTAGACTAGGTCTACGTGGCAATCGAGCAGACCTGCGATCGTGATCGGACGATATCCTTCGATCCACATCTGTTCGATATCATAGGCTAGGTCTTTCATGATGCTCATTTGTTAGTCGCCTCTTGTGTGATTTCTTTGATCTTGTTGACGCCTTGATCGGCGTAATAGGCCACGCCCGAGAATCCGATCGTAGACACCACGACTCCTAGGATAAACCCAATCAGTAGTTGCATTATACAGCCTCCAACATTGCCAGTGGAACATTCCAACGGGTCATACCACTGACCACGATGGCCTTTTTGATCTTGATCTGCTCAAGACGTCCTACCACAGGACCGTTCTTACCGTTGAACGTGACCTGCTCACCGATCCTAAGAGTATTCGCAGCCTTGCGGGCATTCTGTGCTCGCTTGAACTTGACGGCCTCGATGATCAGGTTAAGATCATCATTGTTGAAATCACCGTTGCGGATGTCTACTAGGATGTTTCTTAGATCATTCATTGCTCGCTCCTAAGTTGTTTCTCAGTATCTATATTATACGATCGGATAAGTCTTTTGTCAACTCTGTACGCACACGTATAACAGCGGGGCCTGTTGCAAAAAAGCCACAGCCCCCGGCACTTAGGCCGCCGCTGTCTCCCGCTCGTAGATCACAGTCTGTCCAAACGGAGCCTGCGCCTTGTCGTTGCCTTTGACAACGAATATGGTATCGCAGTAGTCTTCGTCACCCCACGAACCGCAAGGGTAGCCGTCTGTGAACATGATGAACTTCTTGGGCTGGATACCATTATCTTGCATGAATGTCCAGTTGACTTCAAAGTCCGTGCCACCACCGCCCATGGGCTCGTAGTCAACGAGGTCCTCACTGTTATCGTGCGTGATCTCTTGTGCGTTATAGATCTCTGTGTCAAAGCACCAGATATTGATCTTGAAGTCCTCGTACTGATCCATGATACCTTTGACTTCGCTCAAGAACACTTTGGCATCCTCATCGCCGATGCTTCCGCTCATATCGATGCCAATAGCCACATCGATAGTAGTAGCCTCTTTCATGCCCGGAAGGATGGCACCTGAGTGCATACTCTTACGATTAGGGCGGGTAAAAGAATAGTCATTGCGGACGATGCTTTGGATCTCCTGACGAACAAGTTGACGCCAATCCATCTTGGGCTCGGTCAAGTTCTTGATCATACGCTGGATACCTGCGGGCACTTTACCTGCACCACTGGCCGCGGCACTTTGGATCATAGCATTCTTGATCTCCTGGCGGATCTGCTCTGCTTCTTCTTTGGTAAGGCTGGGCTTGCCTTTGCCATCTTTGTCTTTGTCGCCAGCACCGGCACCCTCTTCTTCTTTGATGTGCTCGTCAAGCAGATCGCCCAGTTGCTTCATCAGTTCGGGCAGGCTGATCTTCTCTGCTTTTTCCCAGAGTTCATCGTAGATCTCTTCCCAGGCCATGCCGCGATACTTGGGATCGTAGCAGATCTGCACTTCAGTGATCTTCTCACCGATGCGCTCATCTACGAGGATCTGGTTGACGGCATAGTCCTGCGCGATGTTAGACAGGGTACGATCACGCGAACCCACGCGACCAAAGTGATCGAAGATAGCGTGGCAGATCTCGTGTGCGAACAGGAACTCTAGTTTCTTGACTGACAGTTTCTCTACGAACTTGGTAGAGTAGAAGAAGTTGCGTCCGTCTGTGGCCGCAGTCGGGCACCAGTCATCTGATTCGATCAGTTTCATGCGGGTGGCCATGTTGCCGAAGAACGGTGCTTTGAGTAGCAGGCCTACTCGGGCTGTGGTTAACTTTTCGATGATCGCTGAATTTGACATTGCTCGCTCTCCTTACTGTATGTATCTATTATAATGTCGTGTCGCTGATTTGTCAACCAAAAAAGGTGGGCGGGAACTCTGGGCAAGCCCCCGCCCTGCGATGGGCGAGGTCTTAGTTCTCCATCGCTTGCAAAACATACTTGCCGAACCGCTTGTGGAACTCGTCGAAGGACTTCATCTTACTAGCGTCCAAGGGCAAGTTGTAGTTGGTCAGTGCAGTCTTGGCACCCATAACCACCAACTCCGTTGGGAAGTTCGTCATCATGTAGGAGAAGAAGTTATCTGCCATAGCATCCCAGCCCTTGGCCTTCTTCTCAGCACGGTCCTTGAGTTCGTAGCAGAGACTCACCGTCAACGAATACATGGCTGACACCTCCTTGATCTGCAGGTCCTTGACCTTGCCATCGAGAATGTCATCTGCTTTGGGCAGTTTACCTGCGATCTTACGGTGAGCCATGAACTTGTTGGCGAGCCCGTCACCGATGGCGCCTGCGATAAGGGTAGCCAGCGTATCGGTGTCAGTGTCGTCATCGTCTAGCAAATCGCTGACGAACACCCAAGAACGAGGAGTAGCGAACGCCTTAGAGGCACTCTTAGGATCGAAGTCGTAGAGGTCCTGCTTGGCGAAACCAACATAACCAACCACGTCTGGATGCACCTTGTTGAGCGTAGCCCAGTCCTGGAAGTCATCGAAGTCTACCTTCATCTCCAAGTGGACGAAGCGGTTAGCCAACGGAGCAGGCATACGATAGGTCACGCCACGATCGCCTTCACGGTTACCAGCGGCAACGATGTCAACGCCCTTGGGCAGTTCGTAGGTGCCTACCCGGCGGTTAAGGATCAACTGGTAGGCCGCAGCCTGTACGGCTGGAGGAGCGGAGTTCAACTCGTCCAAGAAGATGATCGCCGTGGACTCTGGGTCCGTAGGCAGCTCGCTTGGAGGTGCCCAGACCATTCTGCCTTGATCGGAATTGTAGTAAGGGATACCCTTGATGTCTGTGGGCTCCCAAAGGGCCAATCGCACGTCGATGACTTCGCGATCGAGTTCATCGCCAATCTGCTTGACGATGTCGGATTTACCAATTCCAGGAGGGCCCCACAGGAAAGTAGGACGGCGAACTTTGATCGCCTTACGGATCGCCTTCTTGGCACCCTTTGGTCCAACTTGGCGGACGGAAATATCAGTTTGCTTTGACATAAGACCTCGCTAAAAAGTTAAACTACGAATTGCTTTCCCAGTATCATAATTATAAGGCCAAACCCTGTAATTGTCAACCTACTCTAACGAAATTCAACTGTGTGGTTTTATCGCCACGCAGCCGCTTGATCTTGCCCTTGATGGGTAAGTTAGCGCCTACTAACAGTTCCCGCCCGAACCAAAAGTCCACGAACGATTCGCCCATACGACCCTGGATCCTGAATTTATTGTAGTTGGGGTTGAACCGGCATTGCTCTACTGTGAAGTAGCCCGAGATCTTTTCTCCCTCGGCACCCTGGATGGGTTCGGAAGCATATAGATCCTGCTTGAACTTGTTCTGGGCTTGATCTCTACGGGCCACATCGGGCAGGCACGAGATGATCGAGAACTCTAGCATATTCTTGCCCGTGAACCGGTCCATCTGTGCGATCTTCAGAGCCTGCCGCTGGAAGTCGTTGAGTTTGCCCTGGATAGCCAAGAAGGTGTAAGAGTTGAAATGCTGGCGGAACCTGCGGCCAGTCTCCCAATCCGCTTCGGTGTCCTCACCGCAGTAGTTCTCGCGGAGCCACTCTTTGACCATCATCTTGTTGGCCCGCTTGATCACGCACTGGCCATCAGTGCTCCACTGATCCATTTTCACATAGCCACCGTTGATGCGATCTGCTGTGACAGCATAGGCCCAAACTTGATCTGCTGTGAATTCCACGGTTCGCTCCTTGTTATCCATTATCTCTATTATATAGCCGGGCCGCCCAATTGTCAACCGGTTTGGAGTGCCAGAAAGAAAAAGGGCTGTGACATTTCTGCCACAGCCCTCAAACCCCGCCCCGGGAGCGAATCGGCTTGGGTGTTTGAAACCTTACAGGGTGATGCCCATGGCCTTGGCCTTGTAGCCGAGAGCAACGATCTCACGGCTGGGCTTGCCCATCTCGTACTCAGTGACCGTGACATTGTTGCCAGCGGTACGGTTGCGAGTGTAGACAGCGTAACCATTAGAACGGATACGGCTGACTTCAGCGCTGAGGTTCTTTACGCCGAAACGCTTGGCTGCCTGCGATTGGGTGAGACGCTCACCGTTGTACAGAGCATTGAAGACCTTGAAAGTCTTGGTGTCTTTAGAAATGAACTTCATGTGTGTGTTTCCTTTAAGTTAAGTTAAAAATAGCTGATTACTTTTATTCAGCGTTCAATAATTATAGCATCTTTCGAAACTATCGCAAGCCTCAGTCTTACCGTTTGACTGAAACGTTTGCTCGAACTGCCGCCGCTAAGATCACCACGGCAAACCATGTCCAAACCGTGTAGGGGATAGCCAACACGGGGAACAGGGTGTTCAGGGCCCAAATAGTTAACAGAGGCCCTACGAGGATCAGGAACAGGATGAGTGCCACGATCCCACCCACTTTCATGAAAGAGCCCATCAGTAGGCTCCCTTCATGACAGTAACCTTAGCCATGTTCTGCCAATTGGCAGGGAAACTCTTGCGCAGATCTGCTACTTTCAGCACAGTACGCAGGCTCAGTTCGCGCATGACGCCACGATGATCGTCGATGAAGTTCACGACCTCATCTTTGGCGAAGTCTTCTAACTCGTAACTGTCCAACATACCGTCCTTGACGATCTGCTTGATACGGAGCATCTTCTCTCGATCCGTGTCCATGCGCAGATCGATATAGTGACAGCGGCTCTCCAAAGCAGCCAAGTGCTCTTGTAGTTTCTTTGAACGCACGTTCTCAAACTTCAAGTTGGTGATGAAGATAGCACCACCCTTGAAGTCGAACTTGTCAGGCACTCCTTCTGAACGGAGCAGACGGCTGTCAGTGTTCCACGAGATAGTACGCTTCTTGCTGGAATCCAAAGCAGCCTTCAAGATGTTCAGCGCCACATCGTCCAGCAGGATGCTGTCGCAGTCGTCGAACACCAAGATGCTCTTCGGGTCACTGTATTTGTACAGTTTGGAGTAGAGTCCGATGGCACTCATAGCACCTTTGACGATCTCGTACTTGGGCTTGCGCTGACCCATCAGGTCGAACAGGTCGTCTTTGGCAAGTACTTCTTCGACGCCAAACGACTTGCCCACGCCTGGAGGGCCTGTGACGATCATAGCACGTACATCACCGCCTTTGACTGCCTGCGTCATGTCCTTGAGGATCTGGAAACGCATGCGAGTCCGCTCGATGATCTCTTCGTCAGTCTCGTGTGCTACAGCCGAGTCTTCGACCTTGACCTGGGTGAAGTCCGTTACAGTCTCACCTTTCTTGCTCTTCAATGCTGTCAGCATTGCTACTCCTTGTGGGATGGGTTTGGCACTGCCTGCGACATTGTAGGCACCCTGACGGCATTTGATGCGGATGCTACGATCAGGGAAGCCGGGCTGGCTACCACCTTCGACTGTAACATAGCCCTCACCAGTCTTGGCTACTTTGTAGTCCTCAACTAGTTTGAAAGTGAGTCCACCAACGTTAGTGGGCTGACCCTTGATATTGTACCAGCCCTCTGTGAATGTGATATACATAGTCGCTCCTATTTGTTAACTAAGTCTTTATTGTACGGCCAAACTCACTCTTTGTCAAGCACTTCGTCGACCCGATCGTTGATCACTTGATCTACGGCACGCTCTGCCCTCTGTGCGAATTGGCGAGCGATGAACGCGATCTCGTTGAACGAGCGTAGTTCGTCCATGCTCAAATCTTTTACAAAGTCTACGTCGCCCTGCTCGTCCATGGCGTCCATGATCTGGTTGAGTGCGGCTTCCGTATTGTTGCACATGCAATACGACATGTTTGGGTGGTCCCGCATAGTTCGCTCCTTGTTGTTAACTAAGTCTCTATTGTACTGCCTCTGGGCTCTTTTGTCAAGCCCAGAAACCCTACAACAGGGTGGGTTATTCGTCCTCTGCTACTGCAAGGGCCTGCAATGCCTCAGCCAAAGGAACCAGCCCGTTCTTGATCAAGCCAGCCGTTTCGTAGAGGCACCCTGCGTACCAAACGCCGTCTCGCATCACATAGTAGTATTCGCCGCAACAACGATCTACCTGCTCCAGGAACTCCTCGAAGGAGTGGGCTACACGGAAGTCAACGTCATCCTCACCACGGTCCTTGTAGAAGTTCATCTCCTCTACGGTCTCTTTGACGCCCGAGTTATCACCCATGGACACCAAGAGATTGGCCCGTGTGCTGTCGTAGTGTTCCTGCAGGATCCTGCCCGTGTAGTCCAGATAGCCGTCGTAGTGGCAGTAGACTGACTTGCAGACGTCGCCGTGCATGACGGCCACTCGTGATCGTGTACCCATTGCTCGCTCCTTGTTGTTAACTAAGTCTCTATTGTATGCCCAAACTGCCCAATTGTCAACCTTCTACTGCCACGCGGCAATCGGCCCCCTCAGCGCCAACTTCTACCACATCAAAGTAGACGTATTCTGCTTCTACTCCTCGGGCTTGTTCTACCCGCTTCTCAGCCAAAGCCTGCGTGGGGTACAGACCCAACACGACATTGCCCGAGTTGCCCAGACCGTTGTCGCCTGCTACGATATACACTTTGTTCATTTCGCGCTCCTTTCAGTTAACTAAGTCTCTATTATACGATCTCAACTGCCAGTTGTCAACTCCAGCATGGAGTTGTCTGTGGCATATTTGCCAAAACCCTCGATGAAGATATGGTGATCGTCACCACTCTCTTCTATGGCTAGGTCAGCGGCACGATACAGGTCTGCCCAGGTTGGACCCTGGATCTTCACTGTGATTCGCCCGTATACCAGGATTGAGGCACCCTCCCAGGGATGATTGAACAGGAACCCGTGCTCTTCAAGTTCGAAGATCGACCAGATGGCCCGGAGCCCGTTGTCCTCACGGAACTGGTTGTAGTAGTCCGTCTTGCGATCAAAGGCACTACCGTCCTGCTCGTAGGCATCTGCTAGCCCCATTTGGAAGCCCTCTATGATGCGATCGAACTCGTCGACCTTGATCATGCTGCGTTCCATACGACTCACCAAGTTCCTGAGATCGCAGAGGGTGTTGTGGATGATCTTGAAGTCCTCACCGCGTAATGTTACCGTTTCCATATCAATCTCCTAGATAGCTAAAACAACCCGACCACTCTCGGTACTGCCACTGATCGTTCAAGGGCATGATCAACTCTTCGCATACTCCGTCGATCCAAGCCCAGCGCAAGACGCAGATAGTTCCTCGTTGCATACAGCCCCCTATTCGTAGAATGAAACCGCAGGGTCCATGCGCAGGAGTTGCCCCCGCACCTGGGTCAGCATCCGGTACTTCTTCTCTACCACCGACCTAGGAATCTCACCGTCGCAGGTCAAGTTCTCCGGGCTCAGCGAGCAGGAGATGTCGTCGGCCAGTTGCTGCCGATCCTTGGCACTGTCTAGGCTCAAGGGCCGTTGCTTGAACAGTGCGCGGATACGGTTGCGTCCTTCTACGTAATCGTTTAGTGCTTTCATCTTCGCTCCTTTTGTTTAACTAAGTCTCTATTGTATGCCCATTCAGGTCTTTTGTCAAGCATCAAGGCCTGGACTCTGGCCCGATGCCGGGCGAACACTGAGTCCTGCTCCTCGGCACTGGCCCGGATTGTAGCCCGTGCATCAAATTCACCTAAGTCGATCATGTCAATCTCCCCTTACATCCGTGTTCAGGGTGGGCTTCACAGTCCTGCGGATCTCAACTTCCCGCTTGTGGGCATCTGCTTTGCCACGGACGATCTCGTGTACACGGATCTCTATGTCTTCTTTGCTAGCGATCCCTCTCAGCGCTTCGCAGAGCAGCCAGTTCTTGGTCTCCGTCTTGGCGCGGTAGAAGTGCTTGGCGGCCCTAGCCCGCACCGACTTCAGTACAGTGGTCTCCGTCTTGGCCGTGACTCCGATGTAATTGCCCTGGGGCAACACCAGTTCGTAGATGATGTGATTGCGATCTGATCGCTTTGCTCTAGCCATTGTCCGCTCCGTCTGCTTCATCATACTAGTATTATGCACCCAGACTGCCTAATTGTCTACCAAAAGATCACCTGTTGCCAAAATGCCACACGCTAGGCACTGCCCCTCCTAGTCAGTGCTTACCAACTGTTCGCGACACGTGATCTTCTCCGCAGCGGAAAGTCAGCGCCTACTGACCCAAAAGAAACCCTACTCAGGGTAGGGTCTCTGTTGCTGCTGTGAGTGGTGCGACCGGCCGGAATCGAACCGGCATGACCGAAGTCGAGAGATTTTAAGTCTCTTGTGTCTACCTATTTCACCACGGTCGCAGTGCTGTTGCTGCTGTACTCTGGCCCGCCCTAGACGAATCGAACGTCTGACCCACAGCTTAGAAGGCTGTTGCTCTATCCCCTGAGCTAAGGGCGGAATGTGCTGCTGCTCATGCTGCTGTCGATGTTTGGTGGGCCCACCTGGACTCGAACCAGGGACCAACGGATTATGAGTCCGCTGCTCTAACCAACTGAGCTATAGGCCCGGTAATTTAGTTATCCTGCTGCTGCCCTTGTAATATGAACTTGTGGACAGCCTCCATCTGGGGCTGTATGATGTCCGGCGATCGTCGAGCCATCTGCTCTAGATAGTATTCTCCGGGATAATGCCGCAATATGCTGCGAGCCTGTGCCCTGACGGTCTTGGGAACCCTGGGAGTCTTTTGAGGATCCTGGAGATCCTTGAGGAACTCCTCAGCCCACTTTAATGCTCGATATCGCTCGTCTGGTAGAGTCATTGATCGCCTTTGGTTCAGTATGGTTTCTATCACAACAATGACTATTATACACGTATATACGAGAATTGTCAACGACCCCGCAGCGGGGCCATTTACCAAAACAGCCTTAATACGGGCTCGCACCACCCAGAAGATCCTGGGATCATGTAGTAGCAGGATAGGAACTCACCTGAGATATACAGTAGCGAGAACATGAACCAGAGCAGTAGAATGTAGAACCAGACTCTCATACAGTATATGTATACTCAGCGCTGTCTGAGAGTCCCACACTTACGGTAATATCGATAGTAGATCACGCGAGATCACGCAGCGGGGCCTTGGCCTAAACTAGGTTTTTTGATCGTTTGAGCACTCGAGCACACTGAGATCACAGTAGATTTTTTTTGATGGACGGTGGTTGATGAGGCTATGCTAAAATGGTCACACAATTCCACACTTTATCACACTTTTTCACACCCTTTTGTTCCCCTCGGCCTGTTTATCAGGCTCTACAAGCATTCTGGCCGCAGTAAATCACACTTACTGACGCACCTAGTTGATTGCCTGCCTGTCAAGCAATCTTACAGCGGGGCCATTCCGTCATCGCTGCCACAGCGCCCACAGCATCAACAGCACTATGATGATCAACAGGCCCACTGAGCCTGTCGCTAACCAAAACACCAACTGTTCTAACATCATCTCTCACGCTCCTTGGCTCTGCACTCTGCACGGTAGTATCTGCTGGTCTCATATGTCCGCCTAGCGGCCTCGCATGCTTCCGGACTAGCGTGTATGCTCTGTAGGCTCATAGTGCCTCCGGGAGTGATCAGCACCAGCAGCCATACGGTAGTAGCAGTGATCATCATAGACTCAGACCCACAGCAGGGCGAAGTAAGGTATCCATACACATACTTATCGTAAATACATGATGTTATACACCTTTACTGTCACTGAAGCCCAGTTAGAGCGAGTCACTGATTACCTAGAAACACTGTATGCTGAGGGCAGTCATCAGTACATATTGGGCATACAGCACAGGCTCACGGACGATCTAGTGTTCGTCATGATCGAATGCACACCGGAGACTGCCACTTATATCTATCTCATAGCCTAGCAGCCACTATATACTCAGTGGACCTCGACGTCGTAAATTATCTCCAGAGCATGCCCTCGGACACCCTGTTATCGGCAGTCTTGCTGGCCATTGCCTTCGCACCCATCGTCTATCGTTGGCGACAGCGTGTGCGCAGGACGTTAACTAGATTGGCTTGGATCAGTCTAGGAGTTCTAGTGGGCATGAACCTCTAAGCAGGCTGCAAATTTTTGCGCTGGCTGCGCCGCTTCGCGGCTCGTAGACTCTGTGCTGCCGATAAATATCCAATATGGCAGAACTTTCCCTCACTCGCGAGCAACTGAACTCTCTGATAGTCAGTGAAACTGCTCGTGGCAGCACGGACATCACTAGGATCATCAACCAGATCTATCTGGTCTATCGCAGATCGGAGATCGTGACACCTCGTGCTCCTCAACTGCGCCGCCCGCAGCAGATCGTCAGCATGACCCTGGGCACGGAAGTCTACAGGGATCGCCCCGCTTGGACCCTGCGCTGGCAGGAGATCTACGAAGAAAACTCGCGCACGGGGGTCACGGTGTTTCCGGATCGAGAAACGGAGATACAGCCTCAGAACATCACGGACACCCAGGGCCAACGGCTCACAGAAATAGCCACTTCAGCCACTGTGGCCCTGAGACCCGCTGCGACACTGGGCTCAGCCACTGTCACAGTAGTAGGTGAGCCCGGCACGCCTGGACTGGGCATCGGTGATGTGTTCGTGGACAGCAACGGTGATCTACGTGTGATCCTGGACGATCTACAGGACATCAATGCGGGCCAGGTGGTGCCCACTATCACCATAGGCACCGTGACACAGAATCCCACGGGCCTGGGCTCATCGGCCACCCTCACGGGATCAGCACCCAACTATCAGTTGAATCTAGTGTTAGATACTTCGGCCACCACGGGCAATTTCGTGGGCACCGTGGAGCTGACCAGCCAGGGCACCTTGGCCAGCAGCGCCACACGCAGAGACTTCGTGGCTGCCGAGATACGGGCGCAGCAGCCGCTGAACATCGCATTCAGTATAGCCCTGGGCAGTTGACTCTGCCAGTAAATATCAACATGCAGATCAGCATGGACGAAAATTGGATACGGGTCGTGGACGGAGTGCTGACCCCGGAGTTCTGTGATCACCTCATAGATCGATTCACTGAGTGCCAGGACCAACAACTGCGCAGGCAGGACTATCCACGGCTCTGGGAACTCAGCCTCTACAGCCGCACCTACAGGCAGTTTACCACCCAGGAGTTGCTGCGAGGTGTGTTGCGCCGCCAGGATTTCACTGAAGAATGCCAACATCTGGTAGACTGTGTTTATTCTGTAGTAGGAGATTACAGAGAACATTGGGATCATCTGCACAGTTTTCCTGAAGATTTCACCATGGAAGGGTTCCGCATCAAAGGCTACAAAGCGGGCACGGGTGATCAGTTCCCCATACACACAGATGCCGGTTGCAGAGAAATGAGCACTAGATTCTTGGCTTTTCTGTTCTATCTCAATGATTCAGATGCGGGCACAGAGTTTCCTCTAGAAAACATCACTGTAGAAGCCCGCCAGGGCAGATTGTTGATGTTCCCTCCAGGCCTGCAGTGGCCGCACATAGGTCACGAACCCCGGGTCACAGACAAATACATACTCAGCACTTATCTACATTTCATATGAACACAGAACAGATATTCGCCGTGCCCATCTGGGCTCGGATCATAGACAGCCAAGAACAGCAGTGGATCAGAGAAGAGGTCTCTGCAGTCTGGGATCGTTTGGCTCTGCACAGAGACAGTGCCAGACACAGCGTACAGACCACATACAGACACACAGGCAGCAATGATATATTAGAACATCAGATGCAGGCTCTGCTGCAGGTCATACTGGAATCAGTATCGGACTACTGCCAATCTCTGCAGACCTCAGGACCGCTGGATCTCTGCGAAAGTTGGGTCAACATCTATGAATCAGGGGGTTATATGGGCGATCATGAACACCCGGGCTGCAAGATCAGCGGTATCTATTATTATCAAGCAGAGCCTGGCAACGGCGATCTATGGTTCCGCAATCCCAACCCCTTGATGATGAATCGAGCATGGCCCAGCAGCGTGGACCCCCAACAGTCGTATGTGCGTATGCCCGCCCAAACGGGTAAATTGGTGCTGTTCCCTGCTTGGCTCACGCATTCTGTCAGTACCTGCACAGGCGTTAAGATCAGCATACCGTTCAATTTCCGTTGATTGGTAAATACGATTATGATTAAATGGATCTCGATCGCTGCGTTGGTTTTATTGTCCGGTTGTTCTACCATACAGAACTGGGTACCATCTTTTTGGGATGATAACCAATCAGCTCGCATCATAGATGTCAGACAACGAGTAGAGATCATCAACTGTTCAGAACCACAGATTCCGCAGATAGAGTCGCTGTCTCGAGAACTGCGCTGGTTTGAAATGTACAGTGAAGCCAAGGGCACACTACAGAAGGATGTTCTCCGTGTCATTGAGCCCATGCAGTCAACAGTCAAAGAATGGTCGCAGCGAGGTGAAGGTTCCAAGACCTACTGCGAACTCAAGAAGAAACTGTTAATACAACAGGGTGAGAGAGCCAGTCGAGTCATCCTGGGGAGATGGTAATGATCGAACAACTACAATTCTTAAGCACCTGCGGACGTCCCTGGGCTGAGCAACGTGCTCAATTTGCCCTAGAGATCACAGGGGCCCTACAACAAGGTCAGATATCAGAAAGTGAATATCAAGCACTGATGGCTGATCTCATAAATTCTGACAAACTCAATGAAGAAGCCGACGACATGGACATCAAGAACATGTTGGTCAGTTGCGTGATGATCGGAGCCAAATTAGCATGAAAATCAGTGAAGTAATCCTTGAACTCAAGGATGCAGATTCTAACAAAGATAATTTTACCATAGACGACATCAAGAGTCTAGAAAAGATCAGAGATTTCGAAACACTCAAAGCCAGAGCCAAAGAACTGATCAAGGGCAAGCCTGCACGTAGGATGAAGCCAGAAAAAATCGCTTTCTTCTACAACAGAGTTGATTCGATGAAGTCACCTATGGCGATCATCAAGATGATGTACGATCTGTTGCTGGCCGGAGAAGGACAG